CTTGATACGTCGCTGGAGCTTGATACGTCGCTGGAGCTGGAGCTAGACACCAGACTTGAGCTTGATCCCAAGCTGGAGCTGGAGCTGGAGCTAGACACCAGACTTGAGCTTGATACCAAGCTGGAGCTGGAGCTAGACACCAGACTTGAGCTTGATACCAGACTTGAGCTTGATACCAAGCTGGAGCTGGAGCTAGACACCAGACTTGAGCTAGATACCAAGCTGGAGCTGGAGCTGGAGCTTGATACAAGACTTGAGCTGCCGCTATGCCCAGCGCATGTTTCATCGCCGTTGGGCGTCTGGCACGTGCCGTTGATTACCCGGACGGTAACGCCGCGGTCATGCACCATAGAAACCAAAATGCTGTCACTTATTGGTTCAGCAGCTTTAAATTTTGTGGGCCATTCTGTAACGCTGTCGGGGCCTGCAATTTTGTCGGCCCGGGCGTCAAGACTGTATATGAAAAACAGCGCGGAGTACGGCGGCACAAGTTGCCGTAAATGCCGAATGTTGTACAAGCCGAGATTATTTTCACCTAACTCGGATACGCGAATAAGCACAATTGCAGAATTGTTGCGCAACACATTTTCAACAAGAAACTGCAGCGGGTTAATAGTAGCGGGCAGATTCTCCGCGGTGGGCTCGTCCGTCGCGTTTGGCCGCTTGTCTAGCAAGTGCGCAAGCGTACCTTTTCGGATGTTCGTCGGGTCGCAGGGATTCGCTACCGCGTCCAGCCGCGACTCAATCCCGCGGGCGTGCATCTCATCAAAGAAGCGTTTTAAATCATGCGGAAAGCCGCTGAGCCTAAACGATACATACGTGTATCCGCTTTCGTGAGCAGCGTCCACAACCAGCGGCACGTCGATGTTTTCAAATATTAGGTCGCTGTAATAGCAGTACGCAGTAAAACCCCGATCAAGTGCGAGCGCTTTAATCTCGTGTGGCACTTCAGCGCGATTTAACTCTACAAAACTAAAAGCGTTTGTTAAGCGGTCGCCGGCGTGTACTGTGTCGCCAACAGCGACTATCGGCGTTGCGTTTGCCGCAAAACGATAAGCGTTTTTATCGGTAACAATGAGCAGCCCGCGGTTATCGCGCGTTATTAGTTCAACTACCTCAGTCGTTACGGCGAGCGGCACGTCAAGGATCGCGGATAGCGCGTCTTCTATAACCGCTGCAGTTGCGCCGCCGCCGATGAGTCCGTTTGTTATAGCGTTAACTAATTTTTTAGCGTTTTCTGAACTTGGCAGGTTAATGTTTACCGCGTACGCAAATTGATTGAACAAATATTTGTAGTCGAACTTTGCTTTGAACACCCACAGCGTAATTTCTTCGTCTACAAGCGTGTCGCCGTCGTATATGGGTTTGCGCAGTACGGTTTCAATCTCAAACGGATTTACGTTGAAAAGTATTACTGCTTTAATGCCGTCAACAATAAAATCCATGCCGGCTGTCAGCGCTACACTAGGGAACAGTAACCGGTCGTAGATCTGTCCACCCGTCACAAGTTCGCTATTTATTGAAAACGCAAAGAAATCGCGACTGGCGGCGCTGTTAAAGTTTATAGGTACTCCCGCGCCGTAATAAATTTCTGGCTCGTCGAACGTGTAGTAGTTTGCCGCGGTTGCGTTCATTTGGCTTTTACGCAAAATGAGCGGGTACCAGTTTTCTGTGTGAAACAGTGGCATGCTGTAACGGCTAAGCGCGGCCACAGCCTCGAGTAGATTTAACTGAGTCTGGGCAACAGTGCGCGCCACTGCTTGTCCATATGACTTTAACTGGTCTTTAGCTTCGTACGTGCGCGACCAGAAACTACCCAAAGAACTGAGCAGTTTGTCTGTATCGTCTAAGTCAGATGTTGGATATTTAAAATTTTGCATTTGGTTTAATCGCTAAAACCAGATGTCATATCTACCGCTATTTCAATGTCTTCTTCAGCCGCGTAAAACACAGTAGTTCTGGGGCTGATCATGTTTTCTGGGTCATTTGGAATATCTATGCGAGCAGGGTCGCGCAGAAATATAACGCGCCCGTCTGGGCGTACAAGCCGCCCAAAAATATCAATGTCTGTAACGGATTGCTGCCCGCTTAAATATTGATGCGCGGCGCTGCTGATCACAGACGCTGACAACTGGCCTGCAAACCCTACTTTGGCCACAGCCGTAGCAACCGCTTTTTTAATTGCGGCAAAGTCAGGCAGCGTGTCATTTGCAGCGCGCCTAATCTTGAACGCTATCGTTGTGAAACACGGGATCGCAGCTCTAACTAGAACGTCAGCAGCGCGGCACCGCACGTCGCGCCCAGATAGAAAATCTTGCAGCTCGCCGATAAGCGGTAAACCTGTTGTAGTTACCGAGTATACTTCAGTCCGTCCGGCGGTTACGGTATTTGGCTGAACCAGCGGGTCAATAAAATCTATCGTAAGCGTTTTAAATCGCGTGTACGCGCTTTCGCTAACAGTCGCAACGTCTGGCTTGTAGGCCATATCAGCAAAACTATAACCGGGAATTGCGTTAACAATCTCGTAACCAGTGCTGCTTTTGTCGTTTATGCGGGCGACGCGGGTCAGGGCGTAAAACCCCGGCGCTGTTTTGTGGTTAATAAAAATACGCCAAACAGTCCCGGCCGTATTGTCGCCGACAGTGACGGGTCGGACGTAATTGGCTGTAATCAGGTGATCTATACGTTGAGAGGTGTCATTTGTTTGTACGTAGATATCCACGCGGCCGCCGCCAGAAACGGGAAATAAGCCGCGCTGATCTCGTTTTTGCTCAGAGTCCCCGAAACCGACTACAGATACATGCCGGATATTTTGAAACTCAGGCTGCGATTTTATTAGCGCTAAGAACGACTTTCTGCCGCCAATTGTTTTTGCGGCTAATCCTTCTGGCAGCTTAGCGATATATTCTGCGTTCGTGGGCGGGTCGGTGCCGTCAGTAAAGTCAGACGCCGCGTAAATTGCTTTAACATTACTGGGCGCAATGCTGGGAACAAAAGCTGTACCGGCTGTAATGTTTCCCGCAGTGCCGAGCGTTGTAGCGTAAACTGCAATTTTAAACGCGTAAGTACCGTCGCCTACCGGGACCATTGATCGCGTTCCTTCTGCCGCGGTGCTCTCTCCGGGCGGGACACCGATATACGTGCGCGCCGGTAAGAATGTTAAATTGTTGGCGGTAAATTGAATTAAACTACTGATCTGCGTGTTTACGGCTTGGTTCACTACAACAACAGCTTCGCCAACAGCTGCAGCCCCGGCACCCCGCGCTAAGTTGTAGTTAGACAGAACTTGATCTACTATCGTGTCGTCAGCCAACGTTGGATTTTGTGTAATAGCGAGCAGGCTATTGCTTTGACGTACGCGCTCAATGTTTTCGCGCACGGCGGCGTTTAGCACGCTATTAAAGTACAGCACTAAGTCGTGAAAGGCGCCGCGAGACAGCTCCACTTCTGGATGCCGCTCTTGCATAAGTTGCTTAAAAAATTCCAGCGTTTCAGTTACACGCGCTGTATCAAGCTCGTCAATGCTGGTTACTGTAAGTGCCATAATGTTAGCCAATGCTTTGGGGTAATGTTGATATAGGCAAAATTATATCGCGGGCTGTGCCTGCACGGCTTAATATTACCACACGGATATTTGCATATCCGGGCAAAAAAGCCACCGAAGATAACAATGCCACGCCAATACGCTCGTCGTCGGGCCACGTATCGTCTTCTTCTCGGCTTAAATTCGCGCGGGCTGTGAAGGAGGCAAAGCTAAACGCCGCCTGCACGTCCACCGACGAGCGGAGCCGCCCGGAGCGCACGTCGGCCATAAAATCAGTACCGCGGGCGGGTAGCGCGGGCATCGAGCCCCGCTCTGTTAAAAACTCTAGCAGCCAGCGCTGGGTCAGTTTTTGCACGCCGACTGCTATTTGCCCAGCCGCTTCTGCGGAAAAAAGAGCGAACCCCAGCTGATTGTCGCCCGTTGGTTTTACGTCGCGCAGCGCCAAGAAATCGTATTTGCGATTTGCGTAGTCAGCAATACTCATTTTATTACTCCGGAAGCCCAGCTTTATTCGCCTGAGACGGCTCCCTCGTTTAGCCGATTCTCAATATCGTTTTTTATCATTGAAAACACGCCTTCATTTGTCTTCCCGTGCCCGTCTAGCCGGCCGTGCGCCATAGCTGCGCATCGTGTGCTAGACGCGTGCCGCAACCTCCACGCGCGCTCCTCAACAGCCATAAAATCAATTTGTCGCTTGCATGCGATAAGGTCGCCTACTACGCCACTATTTCTTTGCTCTACCGCTACAACCTCGTCGGAGTACAGCCTGTTAAGCGCGTCCCGATTCCACACGGGCTCGTGCAGATTCGGCACATCGAGCAGATCTTTGGTTTTCATATCCTCTGGCGTGTGCCATGGCCGCAAGCCGCTCTGCGACTTAAATTGATCGCTTTGCTGCTGCGCTTTTTTTTCTAGCTCGGTAATGCGAGCTTTGAATTTATCTTCTAGCCTGCCTTTTGGTTTTCCGTGTGCCATTTAAAATCCTCGCTTATCTAGCATTTCTTGAATTTTGGCTGCGCGCTGACTTACCGCTCCGGAAGTAATATTTAGCTTTTGAGCAATCTCTTGCACGCTGGCGCGTCTGCGGCCATTGCGCCCAAGCGCCATGTCCATAATCAGTTTATTCGGCGGGCTTAAGTCGCCGTATACAAAATCGGCCCACGCGTCCTGCTCTTTAGTCTGCCCGGGTATTTTGCTGGCAACTCCGCCGCTATCTGCGTAATCGTCTGCTGTCTCAATTACAGTCGAGCCTTCAGCAATCGGTTTGTGGAACTGCCGAATTTTCTTTATCCTCCGCACTGATAAGCCGATATCGTCTGCTATTTCATCGTCACTGGGGTCACGACTAAGCCGGTCACGCAGCGAGTTTTCTGCTTCTGTTAACTTTTGAAAATCTAGGCCAACTTGTTCTGGTATTCCTATAATGTTTTGTTCTTGCGCTACCAGACGGCGAAGACTTTGCATTTGCGATAACAAATGCGTTTTTACGTTGCCGCGAACCGGATCAAATGTTTGCAATGCTTTAAGCGCCATCAACCGCGCCCGGCTGCGCATTGCTGGTGACGGGTTAGCCCCGGCGTAGCTAGACACGGCGGTATCAACAATTGGTTGAATTTCAGCCAATATTTTTGTGTTTTGCTCAGGTGTTTGATTTTTAAACCAGTTCGTGTGCATGCTGCCGAAGTCCACGCCAGCAGCGGGCGGCTTTTGCTCAGAGAACGGCTTGGGGATATCGCCCAGTATGGACGGCATTCCAGCGTTTTGCGGTGATTGAATATTCATTGCTGTTATTCCGGAATTGCTAGCGGGCCGTCGTGCCATGGGTCGCCTTTTACGTATAACGGAGGCTTTTCCACGGAGTACACCGTCGACGTACTTTCTGTTTCTGTTTTCGTATGAGCAATCGCAAACGATGTGCCGGCTGTGCTGCGCTCCGCGTTTATCACATAAGACGCTGACATAACGGACGCGATTACAAACTCCTCCGGGTTTTCAGCAGCTTTTTCTCTGTTTTCGTCGCGTTTGGGTAAAACAATTTTAACGATACTGCCGGGCGCTATATCAAAACGAAGCGGACCAGATAACTCGCCATAGCGCTGCTGCAGCACCTCACTCACAAACCAGTGCTGCGCAAACGCGTCTAATGTAGATTTGTTTAAGTCGTAAGCCTCGCCGGCGGGCGCTGGTACGTCCGGCCCGGTGCCAGCTTTTGTGCCAGCGGCAGGGGCAGCCGCAGTGCGGGAGCCGACGACGGCCTGAGACGCAGAAACGGCCGCGGCGCCAAGGTTAGCAAACCATGCCGGCGGGGCTTTAAAAAGTTTTAAGCCGCGTGTAGTTTCCGGCGTCGTGCTTGTTGGGTATGTCGCAAACGCGCGGTAATAACCAAGTGGTTTTGGAGCGTTAGCCGGCAAGTCAACACGAACACTGCCAACTTTTGAGTCTAGCGGATAGCAGATAACAACTGACTCTAAAATCTGCGACATATTTGCGTTAAAGTTACCGTAACTGTATTCAGCTGCGGTTATTGTCTTGCCGCCATCTTTCCACCGCAGTCCTGCGCAAAACGGGATTGGCAGCGCCCAATCAACCGCTGGAGACACAGCAAACAAAAATTGCGCTGCATATTCTGTAATTAGTTTTGACCAAAAACTATTTTGCGCGTACGAGTCGCTGATTGTTTTTGTGAAATACTCAGACAGCGAAATTGTCATTCCTGTATTAGAGCCAGCTGCGCTCACATAAAATTGCAGCGGTTTATAGTATGCCGCGCCAGTTCCGGGCATCCGCGCTAACGCTTTTTTCGCTGCGGTATTTATTTCTAGTTCCTTGCCGCCGGCGGGCGCTACCCCTGGTTGCTGCACCGTAGACGCGAACCCCGCAATTTTTTCAAACAACGGCTTAATGGCTTGTTGCCACAAATCAGTGCTTATGTTTGCAATACTAAAGAAACTACCAGCAAAACCGGGGGTAGGACCAGTTGTCGGCGTCTGAGCTTCTCGCTCTTGCACGGCTGCCTGCGCGTAATCCATCGGCGCCCCGGGGAACCAGTTGCCGTTAATAGCCGAAGAGTTGTTTAAGTCGTCGAGCCAGTGAACTAGATTAATCACGTAGTTGGCTTGATTAATCGAGCGCTGATAACCTATCCCGGCCAAAAAACCGTCAAATATTTTAAACGTGCCTTCTTGTACTTTTGTGCTGTCTCCTCCGCCCGTTGTTATTTTTAACCTAACCTCCACCTTCTGCCGCGGTTTTAACTTGCTTTTTAAGTCGTGAATTGAAGCGGCTTTGCCGGTTATCGGGTTGTAACCGGTTGCAAGTATTAACGAGGCCGTCGGGATCGTATTAAGCGCGAATGACGCAGATGCCGATACGATATCTGAGATTTCCGCGACGAGGCTGCCGTCATCTTCATAGACGGTAGCCCACACCTTAAATTTTGCGGAAACGTACTTGTCAGCCATTTTTTAACTCGTTTATGCGGTAAATCATGGCTAGGGTAAACGCGGCTAGGCGATATCCCGGATCAGAGTTCTCAAACCAAATATTCTTAAAAGTAGCGTATGGCTCTATGTTATTTTGCACGCCAAACAACTCGAGATATGTTGGCTCGCCCAAGAACTCGAGCTGCGGCAGGCATGCCGTAACTGCGCTGCCGGGCCGCGAGTAAACACGCACCGTCCAGCTCGACAGCAGTACGGGGGCCAACACTATTTCCATTCTTCGCCGCATAGCGAGCACTTCTGGCGTTGTATCTGTTTCAAGAATAACGCGGTCATCTGTCTCTTGCAGTAAAAACCAAAACGGCGGTAGGTCATCTGCGTCAAAATCTTCTAGCAACATGTGTGGCACGTCGCCGTATATGTCCGCCACGCGAAACTCAAGATCGCTATCAAACAACGGAATAGGCGCCGACAAGTCACTGATCGGCAGCTCGCCAGCAGTAAGCGCGAGCGTGTTTTCGCCGTTACTTATCCACGGAACCAACTCGTTTGTAGATTTTTTAGACGCTTCGGCGGTTACTTTGATTTTCTGCTCAGTGCCTTCACTGATAAGTTGGATGTAGTATTCGCGAAATGCGCGGCCTTGCATATTGTCAGGCTTTATCTGCCCGTTGAAGTAAATACGCGCGTTGTGCGCGCCGGCTGTGCGGTCGTACGTGAGTTGCTTTTGCGCTGTGTAAAACGGGCTAATGTTTTGCGGCCAGTATGTTACGCGCGGATCCAACGCGTAAATAAACTCAGCTAGCTCTGTTTGGTGAATTAGGCTGAGCAGTTCATGCGCGCGAAAGTTTACAAAAACTTTGTCCGGATTTGCGCCAAATAATATCTTGTGCGGTAAGGACAAGTACGACGGCAAAACAACCGGCGTGTATGTCGGTATGTACTCTTCTCCGAGCATGCCGGGCAGATAAGCCGTGCTTGGAATATTAAGCAGTAATGTTCGTGCGTGATTGATCATATAGTTGCTTAGTCGTGAAATTAAATCTTGGCGCGATCCCCGGCGTCGGGCATTCGGTCTGTCAGCGGGGCCGTAAGCGGCGGGGCGTCAAGGATCACACTATACTGCAGCGTCCATTGCATAATCGGAAACGCCGGATTTGGTATATCCATGCGAATACCGGTTAAAAATCCGAGCAACACGCCATAACCGGCGACAGTGATAGTAGTTGGCGTTAACGTGCGCGCCAGCCGGTTCTTCATGTAATAACCGAATACACCACTTGGGCTTCCGCCTGCTTGTGTCGTGCACTCAGTAAAACCTATCCCAGACAGCGTAAGCTGGCCGAGCCGGTCGCCAAACGAGTACACATAAATAAACTCGTCTAGGGTGTGCAGGAATTGATGATTTGTGCCGAGATCTAATGAAAACCCTGTGATCGGCGCCGTTGCGCTAAAATTCTCAACCTTAATGGCGACAATTCGGTCCGTGCTTGTGCAAGTATTGCTTTCGGCTTTAACGCGGAACACGCCGCCTTCACATGGTACAAATACTGACATAATTTAACTCGTTGTGCGGTGTTTATGCTGGCACTGCAACAGGCGGCGAGCCGGGCGTGGTCGGTTCGTGCGTCGTGTCGCTCATAAAATTAACCAATGCTGTGTCCATGTCTTTAATTTTAATTGACCCTGTGATGGTTATCGGCTCTCTGCTTGGTTTTGTTCCGGCGCTCGCGGTGGTCATGGCTACATCTTTTGTCCCGCTCAGACCGCCAGTTAGCAGTTCGCTAATTGCGCTTACAGCGCCGCTTGCCAGTTCTTTTCCAAAACCATCTGGTAACTTAAAGTTAGTGACCGTGATGTTTTCTATCTTTACGTCTTTAAATAAATTACCCACAGCAGCGGAGAGCCCGGCCGTTAGCTCACCAAGAGGCCCGCTTAAGCCAGGTAAAATGCCAGCTGCGTTATTTATTTTTTGCTCTTCAGTAGTCGCGTTTTGGGCGATCGCGGCGGCTGTATTTTCTCTACTTGTTACTCCCTTTTCTTCGTTTAAAACAACCTCTTTGGTGACATTTTCGGTAAACGCTTCAGGGCTAGCTGTTGTTTCGTCTAATAACTTTTGCTGCTCTTTAGTTAAAGTCTTGCCTTCTTTTTGCGCCGTTACTGCGGCTGCGAGATCACCACCAACTTTTCCCTCGTCAACAGCTTTGGTTAGCGCAGTTAAACGCCCGGAGGCGGCGGCTTGAGAGGCGAAGCTGCCCGCACCCATTCGGCTAAACCCGCCCATGCTATTTACGTTGTGAGAAAATTGCGCCATAACTGCAATTTTCTCGGCTTGTGCTGGGTCAACTTTGTCTTCGGTAAGCGCCGTTTTAAGGTCGTCGATATTACCAGATTCGGAAATAAACTTAGTTAAAGCGTCGGTAGACTTTGTTTTTCCAGCAAGATCAACGCCGTAACTCTCAAGTAGTGTACTTGCGTTAATATCACCTACGTCCATTTGGCGCCCAAGCTTGCCAATTGCGCCTATACGTTTTTTATCTTGATCGTCAACGCCGGCGTGCCACGCGTCTGACCTATTGATCGCTTCAACAGCGTTTGCGTGCGTAAGCTCACCGGCGTGCACAATGCCTAAACCGCGGTCGGCGCTGTAGCTTTGCAGGTCTTTGTGCGCAGCAAGACGTTTAAATGCAGCTTGCGCTTCTTCGCTGTTTACGTCTTGAAATACAGCAGCTGCCCCTGCCGCGCTGACGCCAGTTAGGGTGCTATACATCTGTTTGAACGCGCCGGCTGTTGTTTCATCTTTAGCAATAGTTGCCATACGCGTAACAAGCGCATCATCAGACACAAATTTATCTTTGCCTTCAAAGTTCTCCCCGGTGCCCTCGAAGCGTTTTTTAAACTCGGCCATACTAATTTTGCCACCAGTCACCTCAGCTGCAAAATCAGCCTTTTCTTTTTCTGTGTTTATCGTGGCGTCAGCGTACTGCCCGCGGAGATCTGCAAACGCCGTTTCTAACCTTGGGTCATTTTCAGCTAAGCCGGCCATCACTGCTTTAGTCTGCTGTACGGAATCTATAGAACCCAAAACTTGCTCAAGCGCAGACGCCGAGCTGTTGCTGCCAAGCATGTCTGAAAAGCGCTGCAGCATATTGCTGCCGTCGTCGAGGTTGAACTCCAGCCCGGCGCGCGTTATGTTTCTGCGCCGGCGGGCTGCGGTGGCCGACGCTGTACGCGAGTTAAACCGTTGTTGCATCTCTGGCAGGCCCATGTTAAACGCGCCTTGAGTAAAAATTCCGGTCTCGGCGTACTGCTGCGAGACATAATTTCGCGCTTCGGCCTCGTTTGCAAACATACCCTCCCGCCCGATCAGCAATCTATTAGCCTCGGTCACGATGTCAGCCGGATCTGTGAGATCTTTGCGGTTTTCTTTTACGTAATCCATCATCGACGAGCGCATAGCGGTGTATAGCGTATCTACACGTTCTTCGCCGGTCATGGTTGTATTTACATCGTCAATAACGGCGCGAGAAAATCCGCTGCCCACAGTTTGCATTAAATTCAACCGTTGCTCGTCGCTCATGTTCGGGTCTTTTATCCGCTGCAGCAGATCAGCATTACCCGCAAAATTGTTCTCAATGTATTTCTTGTACTCAGCGCCTTGCGCGCCAGCTACAGCGCCCGCAAGCGGAATTAAATACTCTTGTGAATTTGGATCACGCACCAGCGAGTCAAAATGCGAGGCTGATAACCCAGCTTGCTCGCGTAGCCTTCCAAAAAATTCTCCCGGGCGGCGGGCAAACTCATCCATAATATTTACGGTGTCTGTGCCGTTGTTATACGTAGTTTCTCCGCGCTCTAACGCAGCTACCATTTTGGCAGCTTCGCTGTTTTTTAAATTTGGGTCTTCGGCGACGGCTCGGGCCATTGCGCCAAGATATTTTCCAGTCATAGACGCATCGCCGCGCATACCAGAATCCAGCGCTTCAAGCACGGCTTTGTCAGGGTCAATGCGGCCGAAGCCCGGCAAAAACGCGTCGGTGTCTTTCATAGCGCGGCCCTGCTCCATGGCGCGTATCGAGTTCTGGGCCGCCATTTCAGGCGTTAACCCGTACTGCTGCGCAAGCGCACCGCCACGAGCAGACAGCCCCATAAGCGCCTCTAAACTAACGCCAGAGTCGCGCGACGCTAATTGTGTCCGCCGCATTAAATTTTCAATCTTGCCGGGGCTCATCGTCGTCATTGAGTTTTGCGTCAGCGCTTCCATAGCCGCTATAAGCTGGCCCATCGGAGCATTGCTAATACCGTTGTCGCCGAAGATTTGTCTAACGGAAGCAACAGCCTCGGTGTAGCCCTTTAACGAGCTTGCCACCCGGCTCGCGTCTATTTTTCGGATAGCCTGTGAGCCGCCGGTCAATTTCTCTATGTCTTCAAGCGGCGAGTTATTTGCAATTGCGTCTTGGATCTCTTTTGAAAACCCGCCGATAGTTTTACCGACGTCTGAATCCGGCGCCGCCCCTGCCAGTTCTTTTTGCCGCGCGCTATCGCCCATTTTGCTAACACTTTGCGGTAGAAGCCCGCGGCGCGATAGGTCCGCCATCATGCCGCCGACGCGCCCAGCAGAAAAACCAGACACATCGTTCAGGTCAGCGTCTGGGCCGTATAGATTGCCATACAGCGCGTCTGAAAACTCAGTTAGCGACTCGCCGCTCATTGAGTCTGTCCCGTTAACACTGTCTGGGCGGGAAAAGCCTACCTGATTTACAGCGCGTTGGAGCTGCACCGGATCTCCACGCCGCCCAAAAAATAAATCTTCAGTGTTTTGCGCCCCGATCAGCATTTCAGACATCATCATGCCGAACTGACTATTTACAGTCCCGGCAAGGTTGTTTAACTGCGAGGCGCCCAGCGGACTCAACGGTTTGTCGTCAAACCTGTTACGGATGCCCTTAAACTGCTGGAACATGATTCCGGTGCCGCGGTCCCGCGCAGACTGCTCTGCCGCCCGGGACGCCTGCATATATTTCGAGGACGCCATTTGATCCATTACGCTTTGAGCCGGAAACTGCTCTGGAATAAAAGCGCCGCCCATAAACTGCTGCAGCATTGGCATGCCAAACTGCGCAAAAGCAAGATCTATTTGCGGGTTTCCGGTCCCAAGCGAGTTAAACATGGGCCGAGGGGTGCCCATTATCGGCTGCTGATTGCCGTAGCCTTGCATCGCTGGGTTAAACGGCTCAGCCATAGTTAACTTCCCGCGTCTTTAATTTCTTCTTCGGCCGGCGGTTGTTGGCTAGCGACCAGAGCCCGATATTGCGCTATTAAATGCCCGTATTTTCCGTCTATTGTATCGTTTTTACTCGACTTTTCCTCGACCTCAATCCACGGGAATATATTGGCCTGGATTTGCTCTAAAGCCGCAGCTGCCCGTGATTTCATATTTTGCCAGCTGTCCGCCTCCAAATTGCTGTGGCTAACGTAAGCTAGCCAGTGATTATGCGCCGCAGCGATTAACTTGCTGTCCTCTTGCCGCGCCATTTCACGCATAATTAAAACGTGCTTTACTCGCCACTTGCTGTCATAGGGATCGCATTTCGCGTAATCTATAGCGCCCGATGCAGCGGCCCGCACCATTAGCGCAGCGATTCGATCCCTCACCAAAAATTTGGCTCTAGCGCCATGGCCTCCATTGCTTCATACAGCCGCTGAAATTGCCGAAACTGGTTGCAAACTAATCTGCGGGTAACCTCTATTTTTAACACGTCCAAAACCACGTAATTCCGCAAACGGGTTAAGGGGTCTAACTCTTTATTGTCTGTTTTGTTTGGAAGCTCCACGCCAGCGACGTTTTCCAGTTCAGGCACGAGCGCGATTACTTTGTCGTCAACTACAACCGCCTCTATTGAACAAGCAAGCCTATACTCGAAAAAGCGCAGGAACCATTCTGTGTCGCTGCCGAAGCCGTCGCGTTTCTGGTCCAACAGCATTTGATGGTGTATTTGTCTGTTCTCTTCAGCTAACAGGCCGCGAAACTTAATGTTGTAGCGCCCGCCCATAATCGAGTAATTTTTATGCATTCGTGTGCCGCCAAGAATGCTGGCCATAAATATTTCTTTATCAACTTCAGTTGGGTTACTTTCATATTTTTGCCGCATATCCCAGCTGCAACGCGGGCAGAACGGCTCAATAACAGGCGCCAGTAAATTTACGGGCGGCTCGGGTGGTTCAGTCACAATTGGCGGGACGGGCGCCGCTGTTGCGCTTGCTTGGATTTCTGCGGCCGCTTCTTGCGTGTCGGCAGGCGCTGTGGCTCGGTCGTCAATGATTGCCGGCCCAGCCTCCATTTCCGATACTTTCTCGTATAACTCGCGCATGTTCTGCGACATGCCCGCTGTCTTCTTTTCTTTCTCCGCGCGTTCTTGATCTGCTATAGCTCGTACTTTTGCAGCCGCGAGTTTCTGCTTTATTAGCTCTACGTCTTTTTCGCTCATGGCGCTGGCGTCTACGTATAGCCCGGGCACTTTACTAGCCGGTGTACGTTCGTGAATACCGGCAAGCAACTCGCCCATGTTCTCTGGAACTGGCTCGCCTAGCTGCCACCCAAATTGCTGCAGCGTCTTTTTCGTCAGCTCCGACATATACTCGGCCATCTTGGCTCCTTTTATTCGATGATCATGTATCCGTCATTAATCGTCTTTGTTTCAGAGTTTTTAAATTTGGGTGTTTTGTAGACGTCCGCCAGATCGCCGGAGCCTGAGTTCCTGTCTTTGTCTCTAAATCCAGCGCCAGTCGCCTCGACGATTGTAAACTCTTGTTGTCTGAAAATTGGTTCGTCAAATTTCTTTTTACCTGGGAATGGCCACGACTCCACGCCGTTACCGTCCAGTACAGACTTTTCTTTCCACGTCCCTGTGCTCTGGCCGGCAATGCGCGCATACTGCTGCCAGCGATCCTCGAATAACTCAAAGTCAGAATCAACGCGATAGTCTTTATCAGACCGAAACGAGAAACCGGCAATATCGAGAACTGTGTCATTGCCTGCCCGTTTTTCGCCGTACCACCTGTTTTCAAGCTTGGACTCGTATTCTTTTCTTGCGTAGTCCGGCAACTTATTGCGTACGTAGTCTGTAATCTTATCTGCCGCTTCCTGCAGCGCTTGGTGGCACTCGTCCTTACACGGCGCGACGAACATATCGCGACCTGTTACGGTGCCGTACGAATACAAGAACTCAGGCGCCATTAGGCCGCCAGTAGCGTAAATATCGCCTTCCACGTATGTCGTGCCGGCAAGGACGTTTTCTTTGCCTGTAAACAGATTCCCAATTTGCGGCTCGTCAATATCTGCGCGGCTAAAGAAGTGCGAAATTTGGCCGTCTTTGCCGACGTAATGCCGCATGTTATTTGAGACTGTGATTATGTCCGTTTCGCCCTTGCCGGCGTCGAGCGTAATTGTTCCGGGTTTAATCCGGCTCTCACCGCCGCCAGACCGGAGGTACACGTTCTGCGATTGCGCCACGACGTTGGAGTCTGGCGCCCGCAATACGATACCGCCAAAAGAAACCGCGTCTCCAGTTTTCGGACTTGCGAAATCCATAGATTCCGTACTAGCGCGGCTTTCAATAAGCACACCGCCGTTTTTTGTCTGGTCATTACCGGCCAAAATCATTACGTCTTTTTCGGCTTTTATACGTACGCTTTTTTCGGTCGTGGAGATATCGATTGCGCCGTGGGCTCGGTGTATGATGTCCCGTCCGGCCCACACTTGCGCGTTTTTGCCGGGCTTAAGCCAGACATCGCCCGGGGCTGAGATAATAATGCTGCCGGCACACATGCGAATCTCGGCGCCATAGCCGTCGCCGATAACGATAGCGCCGTCTTCCAGTAAAGAAATAAACGACTCAGACTGATAAAACTTTTGATTTTTGTACCGGTGATCAATGTCAATGTTTTGGTGCCCGGGCTCAGTTAAATACATTGAGCCCTTAAGCTTTGTGTAATCTGGCACTTGGTGGTTGTACTGCGCGTGCTGCAACTCGCTTTGTTCCCACGTCTTGTAATCTTTGTAGTGCCAGTGAAACGGGTGCAGCCCGACGTAGTTAAACAAGTAACCGTGCAGGTCTAAAATGCCGGCGGCACGCTGCATGTTTGGTAGCGCGTCAGTGGCTTCAATATCGCCTGTAATTTTGTGTTCTGGGCCGTCGCCTTCTTTTCCGGCAAACTTATAGTTATCCTTTGAGTCGCCGACGCCGTTCTCTGGGCGACGCATACGCCCGGGTACTGGCAGCAATAAACGTTTAGCTAACGTAATGCCTTTAGCCGACGCTATAAAACGCCGGCCGTCCATTGCAGTATTGTCTTCAGATAGCCCGATCGGTGGTGAGTCTTCTTGGAAGTCTTGGGTGGGCTTAGGACTTCCCGGATTAGCTGGCACTTCTTCCGTGATTTGCGCGTTAACTATTGTTGACGCGTACGGCGCTGACGGTTCTCCGCCTTTTTCAAGCTTGTAGACCCACCAATCGAGATCTTTTGGCGGGGCTGAAACGACAGTCCGGCCGCCCTGTCCGTAATAGCCGTAAAACTGCTGGGTTCTGTGAAAAGGCTGGAGATTTTCGTATTTGTTTTCCCAGTGCGCGTAATACGGCCGTCCGCCTGAGACCGCAAACGTATTGTGCTCATATTCTTGAATAATATCTTGTCCGGGATTCAGCGCGCCCATCGCTTCCCAAGGATACGGCGAATAACCCTGCGTATCGTTATATTCTGCCTCGTCCATGAACGCGTCACGTTCGTGGCCGGCAGTCCACGTTTGCAGGTTGTAACCGCTGACGCGCAATAGCTGATCGTGATAGAAACCAAATACACCCGTAAACTCATTTACGGCCATCTGGACCATAAAATCGTCAAGTGTGACTTTCAGCCCGGTAGTCGTAATCGCGCCCCACTCGCCAGCCTGCGTGCCGTCAAAAGGTTTCCAGCAGCTGTAGTTAGCAAGGCCGCCGCTATCTACCATGTTAAGATAACGTTTTTGCGCTTCATCTACCCGGTTTCTGGACGCTTGCGTAATCCAGTCGTGAACAGATTCTCGGCCGACTGTCGCTGGCTCGGGCACCACGCCAAAAATAAGCCCGTGCGGTTGCGTATTATGCCTGTAAGCCAGCACTAAGGTGCCGGGAACGTAAGCTTTAATTTCTACGGCGCCGATAGATGTCTGACTGGTGCCGCCTATTTCAGTGCAGATAATCGGCATTGTCCCGCGCTCAAACTGCACGCGGTAGCAATTAGCTAACGGCGTGCCGTCTACGATCTCGCCGATGAGCAGCTGGCCGTTGTTGCCGAAGCTTGTGGCGTACGAAGTGTAACGACTGCGCGGGTCGGCAGTTGGCGTTAAATTACTTTCGTGAGCTGTCGAGCCGCCTTTGCTGCCTGCTACAGTCTCTAAGCGGTGCTCGCGCTCACCAGAGCCCGGCAACGGCTCTGCGCGATTTCGTCTATCGAGCATTTTACAACCACTAGGGTCAGGTTATGGGCCGAAGCCCCGGGCATTACTGCCCAATACCATAAGCGGCGGCTGTGTTTTAAGCAACCGCCGCTCTTGGTTTTGTAATTAAATAGTCGCCCCGATCTCGCCGCCGCCGCGTTCCGCACCACCGCCGGCGGCTGTCTCTTCGTACTTCAGCTCAAGGAAGACCATCTGCACCGTCTCCATGATTATGATATCTTGTGCCGATACGCTACCGCCTAGCGCTGTGATCTTCGGGACTTTGAGGGTGTACGTAATCGTTTTGCTGTTGGCGAGGGGGCTGCTGCCGCCAATCGCGCACCCGCCCTTAGCTTTAAGTATAATGTCTGCACCCTTCGCTGCGCACAAAGGTCCATAGTTATCGATAAATGCTTTAAACGTACCTGAGCCGCCTACGACGCGCTCAAACGTGGCCTGGCCTCGTCGCCGCCCGCCGATGTAATAGACGTTTTGTCCAGCGGAGTTCTCCGGGCTGATCTCATAAACAAAGTTGATCGGCCGCTCGATGTTGAATTGCACGCGTTGTACAATGGCACCGGTAGTGCCGCCAAGGTCCAGCGTGCAATTTTCAGCGGTAAATGCGCCGCCAATTGTCTGGTCTTTGGTTTCAAAAATATTTGCTCTATCTGCCATATTCTAGCTCCGTTGCTTTGTTGTTTGATTCGCCGTTAAATCATACGACCAAGTGAAGTTCAATATTGTTCAACGGCGCGGGCACGACCAAATCAAGCACGACCTCGATCCGGTCTTTGAGCAGTGGGTGAATACGCAGCACGCGGATTTCGCCGCTTATTAACTGCGAGCCAAGCTCTGCTGTGTAACCGCTTGTCGCGAGAAAATCGAGGATTTCGTTAACGCGATTCACGATGTAGTCGACCATTCCGGGCGTGGCGTTTGTGCGGCCGATGTACGGGCGCAGACGACGCAGGAACAGGTACGACAGCGAGTCAACGTTACGTCGAATCATCTCTTCTCGGCGGTTGAGGTCGAGGTTGTCGGTCGTGAGGCCGTGCCGCGTGAACGGCGTGCCGTCTCGATCCTCTGTTACGATCCACACGCCAGCTTCGGCCATACGGTTAAGCTGCGTCTCGTTAAACATCTTGTACGAGCGCGTGTAGTCGTCAAAACCCGCAACTTCAACGTTTGTCATGCCTTGATGCGGTACAACACCGGACACAAGACCACCGAGCGCGGCCGCCAGATAATACCCGGGCTGCAGACGACCGGCGGAACCAACCTGATCAGGCCATACCGCGACGATCCGCCGATTGCCCCAAGCACCAGCTTGCGTGGCAATATCGTCGGCCATCTCTGTGCGGCTCAGGTTGTGCCAAACTTCAACGCGCTCAGCTTCAGTCACCGGGGCTCCGGTACCTGTGTAAAGCAGCAGCGAGTTCTCAGAGAGCACTTCGTCAACAACGTACTCGCTGTACGTTGTCTCGCCAAAACCGTTAACCGCGAAACCGTAGCGAACGATGTCGCCCGGAACCACTCCGTTTGTAATAAAGTAGCTGTTGTTCTCTTCTACTAGAAGCAGCGTGAACTGGTCACCGCTCGCAGTGTCGTTATCGCTGACAGTCGCAAGCACTGCGTCAGACACATTGCCGGAAACGCCGCCGATGGCCGCGCCCTCGCCGACTACGAGTTTGGTCGCAGTGGACTGAATGCCGAAGAACCCGGCCTTCCAGTTATTCGCGATTTCATTCGACTCGTTATTGATGTGCGCTGCGTATAGCGCCTGCACCTGCTTGTTGAACGTCATCGGCACGAGGTTATACAGATCGTCGCGACCCGTGAGCCGCTCAAGTACCTCGGCCCAGCTGTCCAGATCGTCAGGCTCGCATACGCCCGTGTACTTAACGGCTGTTCCGTTTGAGTTTGAGAGCGCTTTGAAAACGCCCCACTTTAGCGGGTTATCAGGGTCAAGCTGGCCAGGGATAACGTCAAGGTCGCCGACGCTTGAAATAGACTCTACCGTGTCGCACAGATCAGCAACCCATTCGCGGTACTCAAGGTACAGCTGCCCACGCACAACAGGCAGCGGTAGCGCGGTGCCTGCGTCCGTCCACTCGGGATGGAACGCGGTCATGCCAGACTTAACAACAATCTGAGTAGCTTCCAGCTCGTAATTAACGCCCGAAGTCGTGTTCAGCCGATTCTCAGAAATTTGAATATCATCTTTGATGAATAGGCTCATGTCCAGACTGGTAATATCCAGCATGTCGGTCGGGAGATTGTCGCGGAGGATAAGCTTGTTTACAGCGCCGGCCGTGCTGGCCACTACAGAAACGTACCACTTATCGCCTTTAACCATGGCCGTAATCGGTGATGTTCCGTCGCTGTTGGCTACGAAAGCAACGCTTACGCCGTACTGGCCTACCGGAAAGTAATTACCGGCTGCGGTGCCAGAGCTCGTTACCTCAAAAGGCGCCGCGTAATCGAGGCCCTTGGTTGTGCGGACGCTTACCTGCGGCGGCGTGTCGCCCTCCCCGCCGCCGGAGATGTAGCCGCCCTTCACGCACTCTAAAATATACGTGTCGTTGTAGTTGCCAGTGTAGCTGCCGCTGATGTTCGACTTTGCGCGCACTTTGGTGAAGTCCTGCCGAACAGTGATGCTCCACTTCTGCCCAATCACAAAGTTATTCGCAACGATATCAGCCGCAGCGGCTGCCGCTGTGCACGTAGGGCTCGCGGGAGCGCTAAATGTAACTTTTAACCCACGCGCGCCGATTACAATTTCGTCCCCGATGTTGCCGGGGTTTAACTCGGCAACATCGTCAAGGCCGCTGGCCGAGCGCACGCGCATACGCGTACCTGTGCAGCCCGCAACTGACGAATTAATTACTTCAATTGTGTACGTCTCGTTAAGAGCGCCGTCAACAATGCCGTCATACTCGCTAGCGTCAATATCAGAAATTTCAACGCAATTAACCGGGCCAGAAATTTGCCCGCTGTCCAGCACTTCGTTGCCGCCCTCTGAAAGAAAATCAGCGGCGTTACCGCTGTCCATTACTGCGGCGTTAATTACAGAGGCAACCGTCTCGCTGGCAAAACCGGCAACGCTTGTCTCTAAAGTTTTCTCTACGCATGTCTCGCCGCTATCGACGATGCCGCGCAGGCGGACCACGTCACCAATTTTTACATCGCGGTCGTAGAACGCGCCGCTAAGCTCAAATGTTCCGTTCGCCTTGAAATACAACGGCGAGCCAATCTCATTTGCCGAGACAGCTTCGACCCAGTTACGCTTACCGTCGACCGCGCGAACAACCGTGTCCGCGCTGGCTGTGGTGTGCTCGAGGTAACGCAGCAGCGCGTTATCAGCAAATAGCTTGACGTAAGCGTTATCGACCTTGGAGCCAGCCCGACGCTGCGGGTAGGCGTAATTTGTATCAACGGCCGAATTGTAAGCGCCGAGGCCGGACAGGGCCTTTTCAGACGCATTTAAATAGCGATGCAGGATCGCATTCGGGCCGGAAATGTGTGCGCGCAGCGGTTCAGTGATTTCCGTCGGAACAATAGTGAATTCCTGAAAGACAAGAACCTGCGGTTTTACGTATGCCATATTAAAGCTCTCCATGCCGTAATGCTGTGGTCGGTGCTCTGGTACTCAGTATAAGTAACCGGTAACTTCAAAAAAAGCACCTACACAAAGTTTATGAAGTTGGTTTCTAGCACGCAAACAATTCAGACGCCTTTAGGACAAACCGCTTAAGTCGCGGCGCAGCGGGCTGGAGCTCCCAAGACTCCTCGGCCACATATGCTACGGTAACAGGTACGGCATAGCCCTGTACCACCTCTTGCACCTCACCTATTCCGCCCACTTCGCTAACAATGAAGCGCATAAACCCCATCTGCTCGCGAATCCATGGGCCGAAGTGCTGTAAAAATTTAACAACTTCGACTGTTAATAACTCAGCTTCTAGGCCAGTTAACGCTAAACAGTATAACGTATGACTACCCTCCCACAAACCATGATACTGACTAGAACCGCTAAAAACATTAGCGCCAGCCTGATCGCCTATCCCGGTTCTTTTCCACGCCCAGCTGCCTCTTTTAATAAGGATAGCGGGGCGGTTGTCGGCTTCGTTCGGGAGCCAGCGGGTAATACTTTCAATAAGTATGCTGCTGTTGCTCAGACCGTTTTCGTTTTTAACCCACGGGCCCTCGTCAATAAATTTCTGACGAAGCTGCGGCTCTTCTATGTTATTTGCGTCGGAGAAGTGCGCGATGAGCAGCTGGCGTAAAAGGCCAGTCACGACGTGCGGGCGCATGCCGTAAGAGCAGAGTGAGCTTACGCGCGCAATGCGGTCTTCCGGGACGCGGTCAAGCGGGCAGTTATCTTCGTCTGACATTTTGTAGGTAATTCTTTAAAAAATCGTCTGTTTGGGGCTCAAGGCGAATTTTAATTGGCTCGATAAGTTTTATTGGCTTATCCGCAAATTTTAACGGTTTATCTAATAGCCGAATAGTCTGCTGCAATTTTATTTTATCGTCGTTTTCGGCAGTCATTAAATATCCCAAAAATTGTTAACTTTGCGTTTTGACGCCGATGACGACGAGGAGCTGCTAGCCGAGGCGTTCGAGGCGCCGCTAGAGGAACTGCTAGACAAATGCGAAATAACTAGTTCTTTTGTGTCAGGCCCGTACTCGTGATGCTTTTCATACAGTAATACGTGAGGGCCGTGATTTAAATGAAGCGTCGAAGTCCAGTCGCCATTTGCGTCTGTAGTTGTGGCGGCTACTGCGCGGTTTCGAGGAGGGAATTGCGGTTCTGACTCGTCAAACGTTTCTTTTTCAAACGCAAATACGTATGCGCCGGCGACGGGGTTGTCTTCAGCCGTGCGGTATCGCAGGTCGCCGCCGTTGTAGCTGGAAGTTACCGCGACGCACCCGGTACCGAGAATCGGCACGTCTGGGTAATCTGGCTCGTCGTGCGCTAACTGTATTGTATACGCTATGTTGGCAAACGGGATTAAACCCATGATGACTTCATAAATAAGCGGTACGCCACGGATAGCCGCTACGACCTTTATGTCGTCAATTCGCCACCGTTCGTCAGTTTTGTCGTTAACCCAAATATCGCGGTAATTCAAGCCCGGGAAACCTATGACGCGCGCTGTGACAACGGGATTCTCGCGTGTAGAGCCACGAAGCTTGTCGTCTGAATCTTCTTGAATAATTTGCGGGCTTAAATCCCAACACTGCATGGCGAGCGGGGGATGGTAACCGCCTTCGTAATTTGTGCCGTAACAGAGCGGGCAGTCGCCATTGGAAGCTTCTTGCGTTAGGGTTTCGCGGCATCGTGAGCAGGGCGTGCCATAACGCAGGATCTTAAGCAAATAGCCGCTTGTCGATACTTTTTGATGCCGCAGCGTTTCTTTGCGAATAATCTCGCGCGCGGTAACCCAGTCGTGTTCCGCCAATTCGCCCCAGCAAGACGCCGGAGCTGAAACGTACTCCCCAGCCGCTGTTGTTAAAGTTACGCGATAATGACTAATAATTAAATCGCCGGCATTACGGCGTTTTGCGTCAGTAGCGTAAACGACGTTAGTTACCGGCGCCCCAACTGTGCGCCAGTTATGCGCGTCAGGCAGCCCGGTGTCGCTGGTCTGCAATTGAAATACGTACGGCCCCGGGTCATTAAAACTGGGCTCAAGCTGCCACCAAACGCGAGTAACGCCCCGGATCATGTGATCTACGGAAACGCGCCGAAACGGGTAAGACTTTTGCAGCGACATAGGCATTACCGGCGCAAGCAGTAAAACGTTATTATGACCGCGCTGATAGCTAAAAAAAAGGGGCAGCGGTCTTGGACTACCGGAAACCCCTAAGATAACATAGCCGAACTAGCAAGATCAGCAGCCGGCCGGTTGCAGCACTCGGCCGGATACGACGCGAGTACCCGGCTTTCGGCCGGTGTTCTTGATCTCCACAGCCACGCCGAGGCTAATCAAACGATTTGCCTTCCGCGGCTTGAAGATATAGTTATTTCCGATCAGCCGGTCTGGAAGGAACGGATTACGGTCCAGCCCTTTGTTGCCGTGCGGATGCGCGTCCAGAAACTTTTCCGCAGCCTCCTGCCGAAGGGTGTAAAACCGCAGTGCAGTCAGCGGCCTAAGTCCTCGGAGCTCACGGCCAAAATTAATACGGGCCCGAATTTCGCGCATCGTAATCGCGCACTCACACAACCAAGGCATGGCGCTCTTTGCCATTGTCATCTCCTGTCGTCCTTGAACATGCAGTTATTACGCATAACCGCTCCTTAGGTAAACCGACGCCATAAATTTAGCGCCGGCTTGTCTTGCCGCTTGGTGCGCAAAAACACGCACCAAAAAACGACATACGCTAACACAAAATGCTAGCTATTTAATATGCCGCTTTTTTGCGCGTTTTTTAGCTGTTAATAACGCGAGCGAATACCTGACGAGTATGCGCCGTATTGATATAAAGAGCCCACCTCGCCGTAGCCGCCCTCGAGGTTAATGGACGCCTTTTTACCGCGCACCCATTCTCGGTAAGTTTGCCACCGAGCCTGCCCGGCGCGCTCGTAATTAGCTTCTTTATTTTGGTCGCTAATCTGCACCCCGCCCGCTGAGTAATCTAACTGATTACGGCGATACTGCTCCGCCACCATAAAAAACAAATTAGCGCAAATGCCTTCAAGCCAATGATATCTAAACGGAAAATTCTGCGTCGTGAACGTGCCGATTGGCGGCGGAACTTCATTCCAGTACTGCACAGGCCGCTGGATAGCCAAAGCAATTTCCGCGTCATCAAACATTAAGTTATCGAGCAGAAAGCTTTCGCCGGGAGCAGAGTCGCGGAGGTGCAACCTGATTTCGGCTATCGAGGGCGGACCGTCTGGCGTAGCGTTTCCGTGCAAGCTCCGCGAAATGATTAACGAGAAGATATTTGAGAAAACTACGCACGGGGATACTGCCGGGTCTTCACTTACCGTCATCAGCGCAGCTTCGGCGTAGTATATGCCCGGAAACGCTACCATGGCTGCTGTAAGGGCAAACTGCACCTTGCCCACCGCGGCGTCGGTCACTTGCCCGATTAGCTCTGTCGGAGCCTGCTGGTTGCCCAGCGTGATCTGCTCCTTTACTCGAAGCGTAATCGCGTACCCCGCAACCTGCGCCGCCCCCGTGCTAAATCCAACGGTTGTCAGATCTACAGGGTGACCTGCGTTATCGTGCAATTGCCAGTCAATTGTTGCGCACTGCCCCTGATTAATGCTGATAGCGCGCATTCGGGTCAGAACGGGCTGGCCGTTAACAGTCGAAACAGGCGCGCTGACGACGTTTTGTGTAACGGCGGATACAGGGGTAGGCGGCGATGGCGCCAGTTCGTTTACATTGCAGCACGGGGCAGCGGGCGGCGTGCCGGGAGTCGCAATTACGACCATGTTTCACCTCATTGGGGAAAAATAAAAGGCTGACCCGAAGGCCAGCCTTTGTATCTTATCACGACGAATCGCAATAATTAAATTGTCAGTCCCAGCCCGCCGGCGAGCGGATGCCCAGCGTGTCGCTGGTCAGCTTGACCTCGTCGATGCTGCCGTCAGCTGTATCGCTAAGGTAAACCGCCGGAGACTTGGTGATAACCATGTCTCCGTCATTGAGCGCCTTCTCGAGCGCCTTAAACGCGCGCTGCGAGCCTTTGCCGCCGTTGCCAAGCTTAGCTACGAGATCGCCGGGCACAGTGTACGTGCCGTTGTTCGCAAGCCGCTTGCCGTGGGCGCCAAGAAAACCAAAGGTCGCTTCCGCGCCTGAGGTGTTCTTAACTGTTGTGTATAAACCGGGTACAAGTGCCATTGTTCACTCCGTTTGTTAGTTAGCCTGCGTCTTGAGCGGCAATCGCCAGCGCGGCCTGCAGCCGCAACACCGCGTCAGCGATGTGCGGCTGCTGGGCCACGACGTCGGCAGCTTGATTAAACGCCGCAACCTTTTCCGAGCCGGCCAGACCGGCAGCGACAAGAACAGCGTCGAGCTGCTCGTTGGCGCTAGCCAGTTTGGACGTTTCGACCGCGGCGGCCTTTTGCTGCTCTGCCGTATAGAGCACGTGAAGTTTCTGGGCTGCAGCCCACATACCCGAGGCTTCGCTCTCATTGCGCGGCCGAATGCCGTGCGCTGAAAGCTTCTCGAAGAAGTAGGGCGCCGCCAGTTCGTTTACGAGTACCGCAACGCTCTGATCGGCGGCTTGCTTAACCTGATCCATGTCATGTGCTCCTTGTTACGTTGTTATCACTTGAAGTCCACGCGAGCGAGACCGTTCGTATGACCGAACGAGCCGCCCTGCGTGTTGTAGGCGAAGTACTCGAGCATGAACGCCTCACGACGGATATACATCGTGGTGGGCTCGAGCTCGTAGTTCTTGCCGATGAACTTCGGCGACGCGAACATGTACATCGTGTCCGTCGGGACAAGACCGGTCTTGATCGTGACGATCCAACGGCAGTTGAGGAAATTGGTTTCCGCCCAGCCGTTCTTGATGATGTCTTGCGAGAAGTCACCACCCATCTCATCGCGACCGAACTTGAGGAGCTCCTTGATCGTGAGGTTATTCACGAGGCAGGTTTCAACCTCAAAGTGCGACGGCGTACGGGGCATGATCTTAAGAGCATCAACCAGCGTCTCGCGGGTGATGCCGCCATAGATCTCCTCGTACTGCACAGCGCCCGAAGCGAGGTTAGTCGCGCCGGGAGTGTCGCCAAGAACGGCGTTAAGAGCAGCAATAAACTTCGAGTCTTCCTCGGCGAGCATGTCCTTGATCATGTTGTCCGACAGAACCTGCCGGATGTCCATGACGTAAGTACGCAGCTCGTCGACGTCTTTTACAGCGCGGGGCGACACGATCCGGTCAAACATGACGCGGTAGCGCGGGCCACGGATGTAGAAGTTAATCGGAAGCGTCGCGAACGGAAGCGACACAGCCGCCGGGGAATCGGGCTCCTTGTCCACAACCTTAACGGGCTTGTCAGTATCAACCTGACGGTCGAGCTCGTCGTTGGTGATGGTCAGCGGCGGCATGATCCGCCGGTAGAACCCGTCTTCACGCATCTTGGTGCGCGTGAAGTCGTTAACCGCATCAATGGCCTGCTTTTGCATGCCGGGGGTGTCAAGCTGCTCAAAGAGAGTCTCGTTAAGCAGCTGGATTTCTTGCTGAGTGGGCATTGTTGGAACCTCCGTGTTCCGGTGAAGTTAAAGAGTTAGTTATTCCGCAGTGCCGGGGAGATAAACGCTCCAAAAGGAGAGAGTATCAACGCCGTTGTGGTTGACATGCTTGCCGCTCGATACGACGCCGACGACCGGCGTGACGTATACAGTGACAGAAGCGTTCGTAAGAACACCGGCTGTAGCAACAGAGCCAGCAGAGGTGCCAGTCGGTGCCGTCAGAAGATCGCCGGGGGCGTACGACAGATTGGCGTTGAACTCGGTCGAGTCAATTTCGTAACCGCCAGTCGCAACTACGCCAGACAACTTGCCAGACGGCGAGATCGCCTGATGCATAAACCGACCAGACGCAGTTGTGCCCGGGTTGGACACATCGGCATCGGACGAGCCATTCAGCAGGAAGATTGCAACGTCGGTGTTGCGTACGCCGGGCAGAAACACTTCTGCGCCGCCGACAACCTCGAGATGCACAACTCGGCCGCGGGGGACTACGAAGCTGACACTACCCAGCTTAGCCGAGTAGTCGAGCGACGCCATGTCGAACCAGCCCTTTTTGATATCAAGGCCATGTTCGAAAGGAAGATCAGGAGAAACAGCCATTGTAAGACCTCCGTGTCTTATTGGTGGTGAAGTAACGTATTAGAAATCAACTCGTGGGCGGATTAAGACCAAGACCTGTGAACAACTTAATGTCACTTGCCCTGAGCTTGCCGTCACGAGCTCCCACGTACGAGCTTGTGACGCTGGTATTCGGATCATATCCAGCTGACTTCTGCGTTATCGGCGCACCAATGCGGGCCATTTCGGCGGCATTCTTGTGCGACGCTAACTTAATGACCAGTTCCATAGCGCGAACTGGGTCTTGCAGAGCAGCGGCCAGCGCTTCCTTCTGGTGCGATTCGATGCGCTCGTTTTCAGTGCACGCCTTCACAGCCTCGGGAATTAACTGAGCAATCTTCTCTTGCTGCGCGTCGCGATTAGCGAGCACCGACGCAGCCTTGCTCATCGCGGCATCGGAAAAACCGATGTAGTCGATGACTTTTTGAACTAACTGATTCGTATCAGGCATGGAAACCTCCGTTTAAGTTCAGCGACCAACGAGTTCGCGCACATGATCTTTCATGATATCTCGCAGATGGCGCGACCGCTTGGTGCGAGCCTCTTTGACTTGAAAATTACCGGAACTCTGAAAGTTAATAACAGCGTTACCGATCATTTGCAGCTCTCGAGCGGCCGCCATCTTCGGGGCCATTTCAGGAGCCATCTCAGGAGCCATCTCAGGAGCCATCTCGGGGGCCATTTCAGGAGCCATCGCTCCCTCGCCGCCGGCCTCGCCCGCAAGACCCTGCAGCAGCGCTTCCGGCGGAATGCCTAGTTCTTGTAACGCCATCGCCAGCTCTTGCAGCGCCTCGTCTTCCGACGGAGGAGCCTGCTCAAGTCCGGGCTCACCGGCCGGGGCCCCGCCGCCCATCATTTCTTCAACGCTAACAGCTGGCGCTTCTTCGCCGCCCTCGGATTCGCCTTCTTCGGCGTGATCTTCGCCTTCTTCAGCGGCGGCGTCGTCAGCCTGCTTCGCTGTGTAGAACCCAACGAACAGATCAGCCATTTCGTCAGCTTCGCGCAGCGTGTTCGCGCATACGTCGCGGACACTGGCCTCGGCCGCAGCCTTATCCATACCAAGCGCAGCGGCTAACTCGTAGCCGGCCGAAAAAGCGGCAGCCTTGTCGTTATTACGCAGCGCGGCAAAGTCGGAACCCTCGAGCTTGCCGTCCTTATCGACGTCGAGCTTGTTTTGGTTGCCCTTTAAATTGCCGCTATTGTCTTTTTTTCCTGTCACCGCTTCGGCAACGTCTTTTTCAGCCTTTTTAAAAGTAGCTGTTCCGAAGTTGACGAGGTCAGCCAGAATCTCGTTACCAAGATTGCTGCACTTGGTGTGAGCTTCTTTAAACGATACGTGGCTGTACTTCTCGCCGTCGTTGGTCTTGGCGGGATGCGATGTACCCGGGTCGTCTTTCGTACCCTTGTAATCTTTTTCAGCGGCCGGATCTTCGCCTGTCGCAGCGGCGTTGGTGTTGATGTTTAATTGAACATCATCCTGACGACCTTCCTGCGACATCTCAGGTGTGTTATCTACAGCGAGCGCGCCCTGCTGCTTCTTAACGTCCGCCTCGTACTCAGATGCACGAGCGCCCGTCGTCGCCTTCTGCACATCGTTATCAACGTGCGCGCTGGGGTGCGTCGATGCGCCCTGATACCCACCCGGGTCAGCGGGAACCGGCGAGGCTTGCTTAGCAGCCGCGACCTTTTCCGCGTTCTGAGAAATTTCTTCAGCCAGCGCGTTTAGTTGCGCGAAGAGCGAACGTTGCATCCGTGCCATAGTTGTCTCCTTTGTACACCGCACATTTTATGTCGGCGTTTGTTACATCACATAATTCTGCATAACACAATGCTGTGCTGTCAACCCATCAGCATCATATTTTTTCATGATTTCCGAGAACGCAGCAATTTTATACAGAGCGTAATGACGCGCAAGGGCTTTCACCGCCGCACTGCTTGTTTCTGCTTTCTTGGTCATCGATTGAAAATTTGTTTCGTTAATAGCCGCCGGCGTTGCATTACGAATCACAGCCAGATAAGCGCGCTTTTCAACGGCTTTCGGCAACATGCTTCGCGTAGCTGCAACCCGTTCTGCCCAACTGTGAAGTCGGGCATTTGCTGCATATGCTGGATTATAAGCATTTTGCTCCAAACTTGAAACAATATCTTGCTCAGCAGCCAACTTTGAAAATATGCCGGGCAGGGCGTCGGTCACGGACGTAACCAATTCTTGTCCAGCGGCCTTAACAGTGAGGTTTAAAAAATCCTTAACAGGCAGGATAACGCCCGCATCAGCAAGCGCGCGAAAAGCCTCAGCCAGCTTTACGTTGGCCAGTTCCGCGATATTAATTGTTTCTTGCACAGCCGGCGATTCGGCCAGTGCTGTCTTTGCCCAGCTGCGTCCAAAGTCAGGGTCAGATTCGGCAGAGGATAGCTTTTCTAGGGCGATAAGCTGGCCGCGGGTATGCGCTGAAACGCCGTCTACGTCTAAAAACATAGGGGCGGTGACGCCAAGTTGCTCTGCCAACTCAGCGCCGGAAATTACACCAGTTGACGCCGCTTTAAGGCGCCCTGAGATATAGGCAATACGGTCAGCGGGGCGGTAAACGTGAGAAATGTCAAAGAATCGAGGTTGGGTATTATCAGCGAATAAAATACTACCGTCATACGCGCACTTGCCCATGTTGTGCTTTAAACCGCCGGCCTTGCAGTGCCCGCCGTTTTCAATTGAGTCGCAGTACTCCGCGCGGGTGCGGGCTTTGTTGCCGCAATGGCTGCACACGTCAAACGGAATGGTGCACGCCATAGACACGCCGATATCGTCGCCGTTGGCAAGCTTCTCAAGCTCTTTATCGGCTAATAACCCGCCGTTGCGGTCAGCCGCTTCTTTTGTCGCGTTAAGCGCGCATACAAGTTCAATGCGGCGCATGGGGTCGTGGTACGCCGAGGCCTTTACGATCCCGTAACTTTTAGCCGGATTTTTGTTGATATGGTCGCGGTAAAATCGCGCATGTTTAACAAACGTGTCGTGATATTTTTCGCAGCAGGCGCGTTTAAAACCGTCGCCGTTACGATTGGGGCCGTAGTCTTCAGTGGCGCCAATTGCAATTAAGTGCACAGGAACTTCATCTTTTGCGAATTTAATGTGCTCCATTTTGTGCACAAATTCTGCGCCAGCGCGTTTCACAAGGTCAAGCTTGTCGGCGCCAATAATCCCGCGGCTAGAAATTTTAATAAGCGACGCAACCGGTTCGCTGAAGTCTTGCGAATTTGGCTGGATAACCTTGATCATGCTCATGTTATTTTTCCTGCTTTGTTGGTGCGGGAACATTGCCAAGCGTGCGGTCTGCCACGTTGCCAAGAATCCGCCCAAGAAGGTTAGTGATCGCGCCGCCGGCTACGGCACCCACACCCCCGCCACCTACACGCGCAATGCGCCGCCCGGTAGTGCCCTTTAAATGCGGCTTAACATCTGTTAGTGTTCGCCCGCTGGGCGCGCCTTTGTTGTTTCTAATCATCTCATCAAGAATTGCTGCGCGGCGGGCTTGCTCAGCCGGTGTTCCGCCCAGACTTTGCGTCCGCACAATAGCTTCAGCATCTTGCAATTTTCCAGCTAATCCTGCGCGCGCGGCTTGAAATTGTTTAAGTTGTGTATTGTACGCTGCTGCTTCGCCCCGCCACGTTTTGAGCTCGTTATTGTATGCCGCTACGGCGTTGTTGTAATCAGTCATTGCAGCTACACTGCTCGGGTGGCCGGACGCGAAGCCGGGGAGCGTTTCAGGGCTTCGAGGCATAGTCGGTGCCGGTCTAAGTCTAGGCGGTACTGCCGGCAGCGCGTCTAAACTAGCCGCGACGGGCTGGCCGCGCTGGTTATGCGCCTCAAAAATTTTCTTTAAGACCCCGTATTCGTTTTTTGCTGCCGGACCTGTTTTACCTTTCGTGGCCTTACCGGACGCGTCAGCGAGGCGCGCAAGAGAGCCGTGATCCGGCTTAGTGCCGGTTACTCTGTCGTAAAGCTGACCGCCCGCACGCTGGCCGCCAAAACCGCCAGCCACGGCACCGGCGCCAACGACCGCTCCGCCAACCGGAGTCGAGTTCGGCCCGCCATAAACGCTCCCCGGCGGTTCTTTTTTACCGCCGTCGCCCTTAGGCTCAGAAGCCGCGGCAGGTGCAGCCTTTGCCGAGAGCATTTCTCTGACTACCGGCGTTAATGCCGCGCCAGCAAAACCGCCCAAACCGCCAGTTAGCGCGCCGTACATCGCGTTACGCTGCTTTTTCTTTTCCTTGCCCGATGTGCCGAAATAACCGCTAGCGCCACCAATGCCAGCGCCGAGAAGCGGCATGTACATTAAGGAACTAATAGCTGATTTAATTAGGCCGTTTTCCGCAGCTTCTTTTTGCAGGCCGGCGCTGTTGCCGGTGGTCGCATAAACACCGAGGAGGTTGGCAAATTTTTCAGTTGTCTGCTCGTTCATAACGTCCTCAAACTAAACCACGTTGTTTATCTTGTACGTCAATGAGGTTACGCGTCCGCTCGGCCTTAATTTTTTCAAGCTCTAACAGCTGCTTTATGTCAAAATCAGCAAGCTGCCCGGCCTCGAGTCTTTTTCGCAAAAGAGCCTGCACGGTTGCGGACGAATCCATGAAACTAGGAGCGACCTCAGCCAATTCATTAAACGCATTTGCAACCTCCCGCGGATCGTGACCTGAAATAACAGGATCGTTAGTTACCAAATCAGCCAGCACGCCCTGCGCTCGAATATTGCGCAGCTTCCGGTCATGGTCTGGATCTGTAATGTCTTTAAATGCCTCATTGCGCATTTCATCTGGTGATTTAATATAGCTGTTGGCGCCCTGCCACATCGTCTCGCCCAGCGAACGCGTTGCCGAAACCGGGCCGGTTGGGTATCCCGACAACGCGTTAGCTTTTTTTAGTTCGACGGGTTCCTCGGCGGGGTTTCGCAGAATCGAGCCTGTCGTAACAACCATTTCCGCTTTCTTCTCTTTAGGCGGTGGGCTGGCAGCGTTAAATTTGCCCTGATACTCCTTGTACTCAGCCAGTTTTTCAAGAACTGTCTGCACAGTGGCGTACGGGCCGTTGTCGCCGAAGTGGTGTTTGCCGGTGGCGGCTTGTTTATTCAGCCACGGGTAAACTTCCGCAAGCTTTTTGAGCACTGATACGCCTTCGTCGCCAAGTCGCAGCTCAGTCTCCCGAACAGCGTCTCCAAAACTCATATTGCCCGGCGACCGAAAATACGTCGCAAGCTCGTCCATCGCGACCGCGGCTTTGCTGTACGCCACGGTAGCAACACGGCGAATTTCTTCTGTCGCGCGCTTTTCTGCTACCTTGCGGCTTTGCTCGCGCATGACCGCAGCGTGCTCGTCTCTCGGTGGCGGCGTAAACGTCTTTTCCGGGAGCGGCAAAAGCGCAGCAGCCGCTTTTTCCATAGTCGCTTTTCGGCGCGCTAAAAACCCGGACGGCGATACCGCGTACTCAGTTGAGATAGCCGTGTCGCGAATAATCTCGCCTGCGGTTTTTACGGCTTTGGGGTAAAGCGCGTCAATAATTGTGTCCACGTCGGCGAGCTTAAAATCTGCTGATTTTTCGCTAACTGTCTCGCCAAGCTCACGTTGTTTGGTGGTGCGGCCTGTGTTGTAGGCGTGCACCATAAGGTTTACGTAATTAGCGGGAAAATTCTCCGCTGTCGCGACTTTTATAATCGCGTCGTTAGGTTCCGCGCCGTCATTCACGAGCGCGGCGGCCTTTTCGATAGCCGAGAGCAGTTTTGTCTCGGCGTCTTTGCTTAAAGGACGCATTCGTTATTCTCCCGGGAACTTTAAGTTCTCAAGCATCTTTTGATTTTCGAGCTTGCCGCCAGCCGCCACAATCATTAATTCGTCACTGCGCAATTCTGCGGCGTTATTATCAAAGGGTACCATTTTATCCCCCTCGGAATCCAGCTTTGTACCAATTTTGAACGGCAGATGACTAAGCATAGCACCAATATTTTGAACAATACTAATTTGAGACTTTTCGGTGTTTTCCGTGGTCCGCTCGATTTCAACGTACTTAACGTACGACTCGAGGAGCGGAAGCTGGGTGTGCGTGTTAATTGGCACCGTGAGCGCGGCCACGGCGGCTTTATGTCGCATAGAATTAATGGCCGAGGTCTGGAAAAACTCAGAAACCTCGTTGGCATTTTGCGGCTTATGGATATTTGTGAACTTACCGATAAGCGCGTCGAGAACGTAAACACCGCCTTGGTAGCCAAACATTTTCCACAGCAGGTCGTATTGGCGCTCGGTCAGCCCGCGGGAAACGGCGTCTGCCATCACAACGTTTACGATATAATTGCCATTATGCAGCTTTCCGCGCACATCAAAAAACACGGCAGCGTATGCGGCAATTACGTCCGGCTCGCAACCCACTTTTTCAGCAATTTCCTCGTCAGACGCGCCGGCCAGAATGTAAGCCTCGATAGCCCAACGTGTCGGGGCCTTTTCTTCTGCCCAAATTGAATGCGCCCAGAATAACCCGCGGTCTAAACGCACTAAGGCGTATACAGCGTGTGGTTTATTTGCAGCCATAGCGTGCCGCCGCTTTAACCGCACAATGCGCCGAATCCACTCAAAGCCGTCGGAGCCGTCAACGGCTTTGGACGGCTTTGGGCCACCAGCATCAATTTGCACAGCCCGCAGCCAACGCCAGTGCGGCGCGCGAAGCGGATTATCCCGCAGAGCTTGAAGCATTATCGCAGCGTCGGGGTTTCAATCGTTACAGACATCACGAAATTCTTGATGCCAGAACCAGCAGGTGTGATTTTCAAGTAAAGATATCTTTGAGCATTAGTCGGAGAACCGTCGCGATTTAAGTACGCCACGTTTAGATCATGATTGTCTACCTTGCTGGTAGAGCCAAGTGTGATGTCTAGTATGTGGAACGCCTCGGCAGGCAGTGTGGAATTTGGCGCTGTATCTTGCTTGCTTGTGAATAACGCCGCCGATGCCCCAACGTTCGCGCCAGACGTTTGCGTCAGGCTATAGCCACGCAGCACGCCGCGATGCGGTACTTTTAGCGTCACGACTGTTTCTGTTGCGGAGGGCGCCGAAAAGCTTGTTTCGCCAGACCAAATAGTGCCAGCCATTTTTCACCTATTACGAGTTAGCTACGGCGCTCAGGTCGATATCCTGCGCGCTATTGTTCGGGTTCGGGTCGATCGTCTTCTGCTTCAGGAAGAGAATAACATCGCCGAGCATTTCAAACGCGTTACGCAGCGAGTCTTCAAGTTCGGGCATGTCGCTCTTGCCGTAGCGGTCAGCGAATCGGTCGCCGTGCCAATAGAACATAAACAAGATACGGCCGAGCTTATCTAACCCCTTGGTTAAGTCGCCCATGTAGCGATCCACGAGCGAGTCGTCACGCACGGCGCGTAACATGCTGCCGATCATAGCCGTATCAAATACTTCTTTTTGGCCAGACTGCGCCGCGTCAAGAACGCGTTGCAGTTCTTGGTCAGTTCCGGAGCCCAGCACGCCCTTGTCGTACATCGGGTTTGGGTTGTAAACGCTGCGGTCCGTATTAAGAGCAAGCATGTCGGGAACCGGTACGCCCTGATCAATACCGAGTTGCGTGGGCACATTTGTACCCATGACAAACTCGCCGCCCATTACCGGTGACGGCATAGTGGGCGCACTGGGCGCGCCGTTAATCATCATCGGGCCGCCATACGGATCAGCTGCTAGCTTAAGCCGGCAAGAGAACTTACGGGACGAGGCAGCCCGAGTTAAAATTTCACGGGCGGCGTCTTCTCGCAGATGATGTTCAACAAGCAGATTTACCAACGCTTGTTTTTCGGAAAGTTTCTTTCCGCCATTTATTTCGACTTCCGTGCCGTTATGCGTTAGCTCTAGCGAAGCCGTTTTGCTCATTAAGCAAAGCTGCGCGTCAATAAGATTTCCGGGCATGAGAGCTGGCTGGTCGCTTTCGCCGCAACCGCAAGCGCCTTGGTCATCGGCAGACTCAGCGTCGTCCGCCCCCTTGCTGACTTTGAGCAGCTTGTAGCCCTCGGGGACGAAGATGTCGCCCATGCTTGAGCGCAAGCTGCCGCCCTTTTTGCCGTTAAGGTGGATGCGCACGCCGTCGCGCCATTTATCGTAATTTAGCGGGTCGGTGTAACAGCACGGTGAAATGTGCCCCTTGGGCGGGAATTTCGAGTGATCTTCAAGATGCGCCTCGTAACTTGTCGTGCCGTACTCCGATTCGCCGTACTCGCGGATAACGCGAAACGGAACAGTTGCGTCGCCGCGCTTGCAGATCGCCATGTGGCGGCCAGACTTGGACACGCTATTGGCTTCTGGCAGCGCGTCAAACCACTTGTCAAACTCTTCGCCTTCAATTCGGGCTAGCGCGAACACTTGATCCGCGCGGGTATTAACCCAGTCCGGTTTGCCGTCTACGCGAACTACGGTAATAAAGTCTGCGCGCTTGGCCGCGCCCATCGGATACGCGGCTACGTAACAGCGTTCAATGTCGCCCGGCTTAACAAGGATGTCGTACAGCCCGCTTTGAGTGGGGTTGAAAAGCTTCTTATCTACTTGGATATGATACGGAATTGCCACGTTATCGCGGTCGCGCTGATCGTCGATAAGAATACCGTCGTTAAGAAGTTTTTCTTGATCTTCTTCTGTGTGTCCCGGGGGCAGCATTGTTTGGATCGTTACGTCCATAGTTACGATCTTTAAGCCCTTGAGAGCCTTTGGCTTCTCAGGCGCCTCTGACACAATGCTGGCGATTTTTGGCGCGTTTTCACGAATCTTGGCCGCGTCAATTGCTTCTTTGATAATATTGAGCCCGTGAAACTGCTCAATAGCCGACGCCAGTTGCGGCGCGCGCTGACAAGCCTTAACGAGGAAGTCGAGTGTCTCAAGCCGAGCCGACTTTAAAAAAGTACCCAGATCGAGGCTCACGCTGATTTCTTGAAATGCGGCGGAGGTGTTCAGCGTTGCAGCTTTTGCAAACGCCGGCATGGCTTCTGTGATCATTTCTTTAAGCGTCGGGTTTGCCGAACCGAACTTAGACGGCGAGCGGCTAAGCTGCGTAAAGTCAGGCTGCCGTTGGCCGAGCCGGGAAAGGCTGCGGTCGACGCCGTGACCAAGAATACCGGGTTTTCGGTTAACTAGATAATTAATCCAGTTTTCTTTGAGCGGTACAAACATGTCCTGATTTTTCAGGTACAGTAGTTCGTGGCCCTTTAAGTCGCCGTTTAAAAAGAACATCGGCGCGTACAGCCACATCGTCCCGAGCTTAAACGCAAAAACACCAACAGCCTTGGTATTTTCGTTATTGCGGTCAAGGAGCTGGAAGCCGACTTCGTGGTCAAGTAAGCCGGGAGCTTTGTCTTGCAGGTAAGCGTGAGCTAAGTTGCTAAATGCCTGCTCAAACGGGGTGTCGTCACCGTTGCCGCCTAACGCCGCGTACTTAACATTCGAGCGGGAGTATTGCCCCAACTTCTCGAGCTGTTGCTTCCAAGCGGGTTTGTTACTTTTTTTGTTGTACACAGCCACCTCCATGCGGCATTTGCGCTATTCGGAAACAGATAACTGATAATTTACCTGTATTTGACTTTGCGATCCACTGTTTTATGGTTGCGATTGCCATCCGGCAGTCGCGCCCGACAGGCCAAACGTCTCTCCGCGGGCTAAAGTAGGCACAAAACTGCTGCCAGCCGTGTCACTCACGCCACCGCGGTGTGTAGCGTTTAATAAGCTTTTTTGCTGATACGAGCCCATCATGCGCGTCATCCAGTCCGGGTCTGTAGTAGCGCTTGCCATACCCCGCACCATCTCGGGCTCAAACGGCGGCGGCTCTTTGTGGGCTTCAATGTCTTTGATGCCGTATTTGTCAAAGTTGTCTAAAACAGATTTGCCAATTTTAGTGCCAATTGAGTAATGCAGCACCGGCTTTTCTAAATAATGTCCAGTTAGGCTTTTTGGGTTACCGTGGACGCTGCCGGTTCTCGGCTGCCATGACCGCTCCAGCATAGAATACGGCACGATATCGTCTGGCACGTAATCGCCGTATTCGTCGGTCAACCGGACATGATTAATGAGTCCGCGGGATAACAATTCAATGTTACGCCGATGTCCTGTGATTCCGCTATTACCGAGTACCTGCTTCATGGCCTGTACGAAGTAACGGCGACCCTCTCCGACGCCTTTGTATTTGACTATTTCGGCCGGGCTGGGCATGCCCTCTGACAACACGTCACCAGCCTCAAGTACATCGCCTTTTTTAACTTTAAGCGCCACGTCTGTTGGAACGTGATGTTCTTTTCCGGCAACGATGACGTAATGACCGCCCTGTGGCGCTGGTCGAATCTCCTGTACCGCGCCGTCTAGCTGCGCGTGCGTGGCCCCGCTGGGATATTTTTCCGGTACCTGAACTAAAGCGTTAAGAGCTTTAAATCCAGAAATAGCGCCAGCTCCGCCCACGCCGCCAGAGTGTTTAGACGAAATCTGGCTTTGTGTGACCGGCTCAGCTAATGCTTGGGCGGCGGCGATTCCGACATAATCACCAATCGGCGGTAGCCGGTTCTTTTCGCGATACCCAACGTCTCTAGAGTACACACCGCCATCCGCCGGGCCGCCTACCGTGGGGCTACGCACAAGTATGTCTTTGATGCCAAGTTGCTTTAGGTCTTTTAAGATTTTTGGCGTAAGCACCGTGTTCCGTTTGTACGGACCTGAGGCTCTGGCCAATAGCGCCCCTTCGTTATCTACATCGTCAACGTCCGACGGAAAGCCGCGATTATCGGCGCCGGCTAGTAACTCAGGCTGATCCTCATCGTCAGACGTAACAAGCAACCTGTGATTCATTTGCGTTAACTGTTTGGCAAAAAAGCCAGCGTCAGATGTTGCGGTTTTTAAGTCCATCAAACCTTTGCGCGTGCCGAACGCTCCGGCAAAATACTCTACAGGACGCAAGCCCTGACTGTAGCCGTGCATCACCGGAATTGGAATTGGCTCGTTGCGGTGATCTACGTACTGCATGTCGGCGCCAAGAATGCTATTAAGCTGAAATTTATTTCCCTTAACGCCAGACGACACTTGATGAAAGAGCGGGTTATCTTGCTCTTCAGCGTCTTTGTAAACAATGTCGATAAGTTCTTTTTGAGCCTGCGACGATAACTCAAGTATTTTGAGGTTTCGCGATTTGTCGTCAAGGCGCGCGTCGGACAGCACGCCGCGCAATTTTTGTTTAATTTCCTGCTGCTTTTTTCGCGCGGCAATCGACGGCGTGATTGCGTCTAAGCCAACAGACATGCCGTTTGTCGTGTACGCGGTTTCAGAGCCGATGTCTTGCATCTGCTTCATCACCTCGCGGTACTTGTCTGGGTACCGCGTGGCAAGATCAGTAGCGAGGTCAATCACGTTTTTCTTTGTTAATACGCGATTGTAGTCGCGCATATCCGCCGGGAGCGCGCTGTTTATCAGAAGTTGGCCAAGCGTTGTTTTTAACATTTCACAACAAGCTCTTTGTTTCTTCTATTGATTTTGGCTTAATATCGTGCACTGTCGTAACTTTATCAAAACCTAACGCTTTAATGACGGCAGCAAAATTACTGTCGCCTGCTTGCGCCGTTACGATAGCGCCGTTGTCTACTTCTACCGCTACGTACAGAATATTTCCAAAACGATCTTCAACAATAACGCTATGCGCGTCAGTAACACTCGGTTGAAGATAGTGCTGCGTTTTAACGCGCATTCCGCATCAAGCTCCTGTACAGCGCTGAAGCTGCGTCCGCTGAAACCTGTAAGTTAATTTGCTGCGCTTCTGTGCGCGCAACCGGGTCACCGATATACGAAGCCGATTTTGGCGATTCGTCAACTTGCCACCAAGCGGCTTTCGCGGGCGGGATCGGAGCTACTGCGCCGCCGTTTTGGGTGGGGTCTTGCCCGGCGTACACATCCGGTGGCAATTGCCCAGCAGCGGCAGGGTCAGCTGCGGCCGTAGGCGCGTTAGCAGCGCCCGGCAAAGCCGACTCAACTGACGGTGCGCTGGTCGAGCCCGGCGGGAGAACAATCGCCTCAGGCGGCAATTGCACGCCCATTGCGTTCATGATCGCCGTAAGCTGCTGCTGCATGTTGTACATGCGGTAATCGATCATTTGCATCATTTGTTCCGGCTTAAGTTTTTGCTGCGCGCCAGCAGGTGCGGCGCCAGGAGCCGGGGCGGGAGCCGGAGCCGGAGCGGGCGCAGGGGCCGGGGCAGGGGCGCCAGCGCCCATACCCATGTCCATAGGCGCAGCGGCCATCGCAGCCATCGGGTCAGCGCCCATAGCGGCCGGATCCATCGGAGGCGCCCCCATACCGCCCATGGCGGCAGGATCAGCCGGCGGTGGTGGTACGGCGGCAGCTTTTTGCATGGTCGCGCGGGCAAGGCGCAAAAGTTCGTAATTGATCATGGACATGAAAATCTCCTTGTTTGGTGGCCTTAATCATTCTCCACAATATGCACCGGCGTGTCGACCTCAATATCGCCACGCCGATAAGCGGCAATAGCATCTTTAGCGGATTTAAAGACCCGCGTGGGCGACTTCTTGTTAATCCGGTTGGAAGCAACATACAGGCCAGACTGTAATTCCGCTACTGGGGTGTAATGACCCTTAAACGTTGACGCCGCAAATAAATTACGACTTGGCAGCATTTTTTCAGCGGCTTCTCGGCCCGCGGCGTCAGTGCTCGGCACATGGAATTGCATGGCGTCGCCGTCGAAGTCAGCGCCGAAACCCTTGGTTACGAGCGGGCTCACTTCCATTGTTTTATTTTTAGTAAGGCGCGGATAAAACGCCATTATGCCGTAACGGTGCAGTACCGGAGCGCGATTAATAATAATTGGCCGAGAACTCATTTGCTGGTTTAATTCACCGCGAGCCATATTGTTTTTGTCGTCAAACGACTTAATTGCTTCCATGCGCGGTAACCCACGACGAACCAGCCCGCGCACAATAAACGGCTTATAAATTTCCCACGCTTTTTCTTCGGGGAGGGCGACCTGATCCATATCCAAATCCGGATTAGGTGTAATTACAGCGCGACCAACAAGATCCACAGTTGAGCTGAGAAGTTTGCGTTGCACAGTGCCGTACTTTGGCGAGCTTCCAAAAATCTGAGATAAAAAGCCGCGCACACGCCGCTCGACGTTCTTGGCCTGCACAGGGTCGCCCATGCCAGTCACGCCCTTCATTGCGTCGTACAGCCCTAGCCGTTCGTTGCCCACGTCGGTAAGTACGCCAGCAGAATCTTTTAATACAGAGTTTGCGTCGAGCAATTCTTTGTACAAATAATTTGCGTCGGCAACGAGCGGTAGTTTTTTCTGCCCCATCGTCGAGACGGGCCGAAACGCTGGCGGTATTACCGGCATCTTGGTCAACATCCACTCTTCGGGGTGTGTGCCAGTTTTTTCTGAGGTTTTTAAAAAGGCTAATCGGCGGACGGCAGCATCCCGGGCGACCTTGCGTCCGGACTGAATATCTTGACGCGCCTGCTCTATAGCTTTAGGCACATTAATACGCTTTAGCGCGTTCTTAATAGCCATTGGACCGGTTTCGTCGTTAAGCTTCTCTTGGCCGGCTAAGATATCTCTGAACTTTTTTTCAGTAAGCCCAAGAGTGCGCCTAATTGGCTCTTCCATAACCGGATTCGGCATGGGCTCGTGCAGGGTGACCTTAGCCCAGCGATTACCGTTATGGCCACCGGTCAGACTTTCGTCAAAAAGCCCACCAGTTTTAGGCCGCAAGCCAGATTTCCAATCAACCGTATCGGCGTTTTGTATTTCGCGGTCGCCGGTGAGTTTGTCAATTTCTTTGTCGGTCAACGCCATGATGTGCGTCTTTGTGCCTTCGCGCACGGTGTTAATGCCTGCGCCCCGAAGCTGCTCAACGAATTTTGTGTAAACTTGCGGAATCTTTGGAAGCGGCGGCGTATAGCCCGCCATTACCTGCGACCAGTATTCCGGATTAGCTTGCCCGCGAACCATTTTGGCGTCACGAATAACCTGACCGGCGCCGTGCGAGAGCAAAGCGCCCAGATCGAGCATGCCGACGCGCTTAGCGCCTTCGGACCCGCCCTTGGCTGGCGCGCCCTCAGCCGTGTATCCGCCAGTAGACCGGCCCTGCGCTTTGCTTTCGCTCGTGTGGTGCAGTTTCATGAAAAAACGATTACCAGTAAGCACGCCTTTAATTTTGCGCCCAGTCTCGGGATCAGTAACATCCTCAAGATCTGTGAGTTGGTGTTTTCGTAATTCTGCTTTAGCAAAATCGATAAGGTCGGTCTGGTCGTCAAAATCTTTAATTTTGAACGGCTGCCCAGTTTTCTCAGCTACTTTACCGAGCGCTGCCTCTACGATCTGCGACGGATTAATTCGGCTGGCTAAACCAAGCGGGCTGACAAGCACCTCCATTGGGCGGCCTTGCGCATCCTGCGGCATTTGATCGTCAGCGATAATCCCAGCCACGACACCCTTGTCACCGAATCGCCCGGTAAGTTTGTCGCCTACCTCCATTTGGGCTTTGCTTTTAACAATTGCGCTGTAGCCGTGTTTTGTTTTAGCGATGTCTGTAACAACGCCCGGCGAGTGGTGCTCCCAAGTAACAGAGTCATTGGTGAAGTTAGCCGACTTGCCGCGAAACACTTGTCCGTATGTGGTTTCTCGCGCTTTGCTCACGAGAATAAGCGGGTCGCCGTACGTGACAACAGCGCCTTTTTTAATTACGCCATTATCGTCAAAGTTATCTAAAGTTTTTTTGTCGTACTCACTCGGGAACAAGCTAATAAATTTCTTCTTGTCTATGTGCGTGTTGTCGTCCGATTCGGCTTCGTGCTGATACATGTGCTCAGATGTCAGGCGCTTTGCTGCCGACTCAGATATCACCACTGAGTCGTCGTACACAAGCCCTCGAAACGGTAAGTAACCCACGCGCATATTTAAACCAAGCGCTGCGGTGCCGTTCTTGTCTGTAAAGTTTGACTGAGCAATAAGCTGGCCGGGTTTAACTGTGTCGCCGGGTTTTACCGCTGCTGTTTGTGTCCAGAAAGTTTTTCGGTTAAACGGCGCGTCATTGTAAAGCTCAACTGTTTTTTGCTCGCCGTCTTTATTGCGTAAAACAATCTCGTCTGGCGTAACAGATACAACTTGCGAAAGCTCGTCGGCGTATGCGGCGCCCATGCTCTTGCCCATATCGTCTTCGTACGAGCGCGAAGGGTCGTCGGCAATGGCTGATTGAATAAACGGCGATTCAGCGCCAACAAGGGGCAGCGCCTGCGTAAACATGCGCGAACCCATGATAACGCGATGCCCCTTCATCATGGATTTAAGCGGCACCATGTTAGACAACGTCGAGAATGACGCATCCATATTTGGAGCCATGTACTGCGCCTGATCGCGCGGAATGTATTTCATCTTGCCGTTAACAATTGCGGCCACGGTCGGGAGGTCGCTTTTATCCTCACCCGGGAACACGAGAGGCATATCAGCAATGTCCTGCGGCGACTTGTACTCAAGCTCGCCTGTCTTCAGATTCTTTACTTTCATGTAGACCTTGCCGTCAGAGCCTTTTACTGCTCCGCGGGCGAACCGCATGTCCACGCCGACTTTTCCAGACTCCGGCGTGCGGAGATAATCTACAAACCCGAAGTGACTCGGCTGCACGCTGCGCGATTCTTGCGGCACGGCGTCAAGCGAGCCAATGCCACCCTCGCCTAATCTGGTAACCCGCGTTTGGTGGTCGTAAATTTCCGCCGGGTTGATTTCCTCAAGACTAGACCCGAGACCGCTACCAATAAGCGCAGCCACGATCGCTTTGTTAAACGCACCAGTCGGTACATGATCGAGTGTTTTCTTTGCCGTGGCTTTCCATAGCAATTGCCGCAGCATGGCCCTATCTTTTGAGAAGCGCTCAGCAATTAAATCTTCAGGGCCAAGAACTTGTTGAAAAGCCATGCTGTCGCGGTCGTCTGATTCGGTCTCTTTCCGGTTTACGGCAATCAGCTTCTTCGTGATCTTGAGAATGGCGTCAGGCGTTAAATTTTTGATAGGCTCGCCAAGCGTGCGCTTTGTCACCTCGGGATCCATCTCCATTTTTAAAAACTCGTCGGCGATGGCTTTTTGTTTTCCCGGGGCGTCAATTCCGGGTATGGCTTTGTAGACAAGCCGGCTGTACAGCTTGTCTAGCGTGCCGGCGTCGCCCTTTTCCATATTCACGGCGGTAAGCTCGTTGCCCCACGCCTTGCGAATATCTTGCTCCGAAGTGCCGAGCGCTTTGAGCAGCGGCATAAGCGGAATTTGCGCCTGTCCGATATTGATCTTGAATACACCCGTTTTGGGGTCAAGATAATATCGGTGCATTCGACCTTTTCCGGGGAGCACATTTACATGCGCTTCAAGTTCGCCGTTGTCTTTTTCGCGGGTGTATACGCCCGGGCGAAGTCGCATCTGATGGGCCAGCGTATATTCCACGCCGTTATGCACAAACGTACCAGCGTCGGTCATGTACGGCACGTTAGCCAACGTTGACCGCTTCTGAGCGATAACAGTTCCCGTTTTATTGTCAGTCAGGTTCCACGTACCGCGCAGCTTTCGCGCGAGGGAGCCGTGAGAAAGCACAGCTTGCTTGTGATCTTTTTTTGTAAACCGCTCGGGGCCTTCGTAACCCACATCGCCGAGGCTGAGCGTATACAGATCATTCTGGACCGGTTTAATACCGCGGGCTTGAGTAGCCGCAGTATTAAAAATATCTTCTCGAGTAAAAACGGGCTCGAACGGCGCTACGCCAATTGCAGACTGCTGCGATTGCTGAAAGATATTTTGACGTAACGCGTTAACGTCGCCGAATTCTCGGGTCTGCGGTCCTAGGATCGAGTTTGACTGTTCGGGAAGTGGCATAGCAGCGGCTCATCGAGTTAGTCAGCGATTTGCTTAATAGCCGCAATTTGTTCTGGGTCCACATAAATTGGCGCTGCTCCGGCAATGCGCGCTCGTGCTTTCTGTGCGCGCGATACAGCCTTATCTCGGCTGCGTTCACGCGTCCAGTCGTATGTCATTTTCCCGGACAGCGCGCCAAGCCCAAGCGTTGACATTACGTACGCATTCCAGACAGCCGGATACTGCCGCATAATGTCAAACGGAGCCGCTACCGCGGCGCTGGCGGCACCACCAACAGTCGGCATTGCAGCTTTTGCGGCGCTAGAGACTGCGGTGAGCGGGCCTGAAAATGTGCTGCCGATAGCAGTTGCAATTGGGTTATCGGCTTTTTTTGTAACTTCGGCAAACTTATTAAACGCCTCATCGAGCGCTGCGGCTTTACGCCCGATTAACGCGCGCTGATATTCTTTTTTTGCGTCGTCGACTTGGTCGTTCAATTCGTCTTTTTTCTTTTGCGCTATAATAGCATTCATAAGCGACGAGCCGCCGTATATGCCAAGCCCGGTAGTCGCGACTAAAGCAGCTGCGCGGGCTGCGTTGCGATCGGCGGGGTTGCTCAACACTTTATTGAGCAAATTACCGGGCGCGCTGCCAATAGTCTCTAAAATGCCCGCTTCGGCGATCTTCTCGTCTTCGTCGATTGATTTAGAACCCGGGCCAAACTTTGTGTATTTTTGTTTTGGCTTATTCATGTCGCTAAGTAAGTGATACAGCTTTGCGCCGCCTAGCCCTAACCCCGCGCCGGCAAGCGTGTACTTCAGCAGTTCGGGGCCAAGCGTTTTGGCCGAGGCGGCGTCCGCCTGCGCTGCCGCGCGGGCCGCGACCGCCGCGGCGTTTTGCTCAGTAGCGCCGTTCGGCATTGCGCCGCCCAGAGCGTAATCAAGCCCCGAACTCAGCGGGTCTGTAACGTATTGAGTGAGCCAGCTAGCTGTTTTTGTTGTCATTATTGCACCTTTGGCGGCAACATACCGTAAACTTGCGCCCACTCTACCCAGACACGAAAATGCTTATGTTCGTCGTCCCAGTTGTCGTTACGGCGTTGAAGTAAATACCATCCATTGACTATTTTATCGTTTACGTCGTCAAATTCCGCTTTCTGCGCCGGATCCCATAATTCAAACATTTTGCTCTTAAAATCGAGGCGGAGATCGATGTTCTCCATCTCTTCTTTTTTAAGATCGGGCGGCAGCGTATTTCCGCGGACAGGATACCCGTCCACTGTTCCGGGCCAGTGCAGCCGCTCGCCGCCATGCGACTCGCCGCCGGTTTCGCCGTAGTATTTTTTGAGACTCACGACGACCCACGCCCCAGACGGTACTGACGAACCTTTTTGCGGTTTTTAGCTTTATCCGCGTAAAGCTTGTAAGTTGCGGCTAATTCTTGCGCTTTAAGCTCGTCGTCATCTAGTTTTGGCTCAAGCATTTTGGCGGTACCATAACCAAGCCCCGCGCCCCCAATAATTGAACCGGCGATCGGGACGGCGGTGATCATCTGGAAAGCATCTACCAAGCTTTTACCGGCAGAGCCGACCATGTCAGCCGCAGTTCCGCCGCCAACAGTCACAGGCGAGACTTTAACTAACTCTGTAGCTCGTTTATTAAAACTAGCAACTTGATCCAGCCGCGCCTCGAGTGAGTCGCCGGTCAGCTTTTCCTCGGCGCATCGGGTCAAAAACCCAAGCTTGAACGCATCCTGCTCTGTAATATCCATCAGAAGTCTCCGGGGAGGATGAGCTTCTTTTTACCAGATTGCCCCGAAGAAACAGAAAAGTCAGGCGATACATGCTTGCCGGTATCCCTACCTACAGGCAGAGAAGGGGGCAGGGCGGTTGAGAAATTACCAGACGAGGATAGCGAAACAGCACTTTTACGGTTTGGCCGGTGCCGCATAAACCACGCGTCTACTTTCGGGTCTGTCCTGTCGCCCTGATTTTTAGCGTCACGCGCGCACTCGACCATCATGTCTACGCCCTGCTGTAAATCCATGCGGTCGTGGGAAAGCCACCGCTTGCCAGGGTTCTTAACCATCATCTCGCGCAGTTGTTTTGCCTCAGCACTCAGCGCGGTGGCACGCTCCAAAAACTCGCGGCGGGTTAACACGAAGAACTCGCCTGTCTGCTCGTCGTGCAGACACACAAACCCGTTTTGTGCGTAAAATTTAAGGCCGCGGTACGTGTAACACTTACCAATCACATCCTTGCGGTCAGCCATGATGTCCTCATTTATTTGCCGGAATTGGGCATGTACCAGATGCACAATTATCAGGTACCGCGCGTTTCTGTAATTTCATAACCGGCGACAGTTTTGGCTCGGCGTTTACTTTGCCGTCTTTCGGCTCACATTCCGGGCAGTCCGTCCACGGGTTATTACTGTCTCCCGTCGGAATTCTACCCGTACGATTACATCTTGTGCAGTCCTTTGTGTCCACTAATACTTTTGGCGGAATCGCGTCAGGAAGGAAAGAAACATAAGCAGCCTCTGCAGCGACCATGCCGACACAATCTTTTTTGGGCAATTCGGCATACGTCACCGGGGCTAAAAGCATAAGCCACTCGAACATAGGAACTACTCCAAATCAAACAGGTGTTTAAATATTGCCTAGCGAGCCATAATGCGGCAGTTTTTTACGCGGCCAACCGTTTACGCCAGAAATCGCCACCATGTATCGGTTTTTGATATCAGACCATTTTGCCCAAAACGCGCCAACTGGAATGTCAAAGGCTGTGCCTAAAATCCTGCGGCCACCTTCATTCCACGCGCCCCAGCTGTTTTGGACTAATATAAGCGGCTCGCCGTAAAGTTTAATAGTCTCGGGCCGGTCGTCCGCGGCCAGATAAGCAAGCGCGTGCGCCCAGCTCCCGCTGCGCTTAGACACGCCATTAGCGTCGCGCTGGTCCGAGAAGCCCTCACTGCCGCAGGAACTTACGCAATAACCGTTAGCGAGTAAGTCGCGCAAGACTTCATATATTTCGACCTCGGTGATTGTTTGTACGAGGTGGTCTTTACCTACCGCAAGCCAAGAGGTTGGCGGAGTGCGGGAGCCGTAGAGACCAGCGTTACGCGAACTGTATTGCGTAAAATCAACGTTAATCTCGTCGTATTTTTTACGCAGCCAGAGGCCGCTTTCGTTTAGCGCTACTTGAGCAGCTTCAGCGCAGCTCCAGCCGTCGCCCCCATGCCGCCGCCAGTTGTAAAACGCTTCAGTGCTGAGCACGCCGTTTAAACGCGCTGTATCGCTAACTTCTGGCGGGCCTTCAAGGCGGCCTGATTTTGGGTCAGGAATGCCGCAAGTAATATCGCAGCACATAGTGCCGAGACAGGCGTTCCGAGTCGACCAGCTTACGCAATCCCCTCGACCCTGCGAGCCGCCCGGGAGGCAGTCTGGATAAATTTTTAAGATCTCAAGGAAGGGCGCAGAAAGTTTTCCTTTGCCCGTTTCCTCGAGACCATACGCGAAGCACGCCATGGCCCCATCCGGAATACCGCCCGCACTTTTAATTTGCGCGCGCAATGCTTCCGCAGCTTCGGGGTTGCTGTAAGCGCCCACGAAACCTGTCTGATACGCTTTTGCAACGTCAAAGACGCTGTCAAAAAATTGCTCTTTATCGGCCATGGCGTGCTCCAGCTATTTCACTCAGCCGACTCGGGCTCGACTACTGTGGCGGGCTCGACTACTGTGTCGGTATCGACCACGACTTGCGTTGCCGCTTCGTGTGTCTCGCCAACAAGCGTTACCCCGAAAAACCCGGGCTGCGTCGGGGCAACCGTATCAACGGCAACAAACGTTACCGTGGCGGGCTCCGACGAATTGCCGGCGTCATCGACGTCGACAAGCGTTAAAACAACATTCGAATCTTGCGGCACAGAGATTACGCCGAGCTCAACTGAATCACCAGCGTACGACGTCGAACCCTTCGATTCGCCGTTTACTGTTACCGTTACAACACGCGACACGACATCCCCATCAACGGGCACGCCGGCGGAAACTTTATATGAAAGCATATCTGCCATCTGATTACTCCTAAGTTGAATCACCCTCAAACCAACTGGCGCGCTTGTGGGCACTGCTAGAGTGCGCCACGTTAAATACGCCAGCAAAACAACGCTTATAATTACAAACGGCAAAAAACTGATCATTGTTACTTTTTCTCAGCGGGTGCCGACTTGGTCACCGCAGAATCAGCAATGATATCACAAGCTGTTACCAGCTTTTTAACCGTGTCTGCGTTTAGCTGCACGACCTCGTCGGTACCCATTTGCGCTTTAATCACTTCATTAATCGCAACGTCAAGCCCCGGATACTTGTTTACTTGCTCTACAGCTAATTTTAATGTGTTTGCGTGCAGTACCGCAAAACGCTCTGTCGTGTTTACTAGCTCGCCGTTATCTCGGCCTACCACGGTCTTTAATCCCGTGTAAATGCTTTGCACCCGCCCGCGATCAGCGTCGGTAGCGTTTTGCAGCAGTTTTACAATAGTCGGATCGGTGACGACAACGTGGTCGGGTGCGACAACAGGCGGCTTAACAGGAAATTTAATGTCTGCTACGCCGTTCGGGAATACGAACGACAGCAACAGCAGAATTCCAAGAAACCAAACTACTTTTTTCATACAACACCCTTAGACGGTTGTTGGTACTCGACAATTACGCGAAGCAGCGTTGTGCACGCAGTTACGCCATCTTCGCAGCCTTCCGCGGCCAGCCGATCTCGCAACTCTGTGACAGATTTAATATCCGCTACGAGAGAAACAGCAATTGACGGCTGAACCTTCGGGGCTGAATCGTTAAAAAAAGCGGGAACAGCCAGCTTGACGAGAGGCGCTAGTTGTTTGACGTACGTCAAAACTAGCGTAAATAAAAATAATCCGGCTAAAACGCCTTGAAACAAACTCATAGTAACGCTCCGTTTATTGAGATACGAGTATTTTATCAGAACTGTGGCACAAGCCGATATGGTTTTCCATTAATTAAAATTGTGCCGCTAACGTCTACAACGCCCTTGTTCTTTTTTTGTGTGTTTTTACTGACTTTGCCGTAAAGTTTTACCATCTCGTCGATGTCGCCTTTTTGCGGCTTGGTGACAGTTGGGTCGTAGTAGGGCGCCATTAAGTTACCGCGGCCGAGGTGCGCTAAACCAAGCGCGTGTCCAAGTTCGTGGCAGGTAACGGCTACTGCCATGTCAAAAGTCCACTCCTCCGCCTCGTCGTACATCTGGTCAAGTTGCATGTTTGGCGTAACACCGCACGGCAGCTCGCTCCACGCGAGTGTGCCGCCGCGGTCGTCTAGGTTCACGCCGCGGCCTTTCCCAGACCGCGCGTAAATGTTTGCCTGATTAACGTCGTCTACACGCACGGGCTCGATGGCGCACACATTAGCCCACTGCATAATAGCCGCGTCAAACGCCAACGTAGCCTGCACATCAGTAATGCCGGGCAGCACTAATTTAGAGTGATACGTAATGTTTTTATGCGGCCATTTACACACGCTATCTTTGCTCGTGATATTAAAGTCCGGCAAACCACAGCGGTGGCGGGCCATGACGTGCGCCGTACGCGGGCCCACAATGCCGGTCGGCTCAAGACCGTGAAAATTCTGATACTCGCGAACAACGGCTTCTAATGACTTGCCGCTAATTTTTTTAATCTGCGCCCACGACTGGCTACCGAAGTAACCAAGCTTCTGCAGCCGCTTGAGTATCTCTGTTGCTGATAAAACGTTTTTTTGTTCTGATTTTGATTTTGCCATGATTTGCTTCCTTGCAAGTGTTATTCATGCAGCACCTTCTTGCGCCGCCAATTGCAAAATTTCTGATAGCTCTTCGTCAGAAGCGTTTTCTGAGGCGTCCAGCAAAGCATCAAACAACACGTTTTTGCCGCAATCTGGTTTGCCGCAAGTTTCTTGCCACAGCGCGTCTAGCTTTCTGCGCAGCCGAATGGTGCGCAAGCGCGGAAGCGTCCGAGCATTGCGTAACCAGTTAACAATCTTTGCGTCAGAATTTCTATTTCGGCACGCTATGATAACTTGCACGATAATCGAAATTGCCATTAAGATCAGCATAGGGTCGAATCGAGCCGGCCCGTCAGCGCGAAAAGAAAGCTCACTTAAAAGACTTTCCCTTGCTCGCCGCAAAACCTGACTCGATTCGATCCTAGCGATTAACTTATCGTTAGTAGGCACTGTCCGCACGCATACGCTCAACAAGCAGCGTTTCCGCATAGCGGTATTGCGCTTGAATAGCTTCCTTTTTCACAGCCTCGCGGCCGCCTAAGTATTTCCACACAATAAAGCCGTTAACGCTAATTGTGCTTGCGGCGGCAATAAGCGCCGTAATAGCCTTTGTGACTTCTTGTGCGTTGTTCGCATCAAGCCAGCCAACTACTGTAGCGGCGGTAATCAAATTTACGGCAACCGAGCTCACCATCGAGACAAACTCAGGCGTAATCCAATCTTTGTCATCCGCCACGTCAGTAGCGGCGTTATTTAACACGCGCAGCTCAGCGCGAAGGGATTCAACGGGCTGCTTACTAGCAGATGTTTTCTTTGTAGTCATGTAAATAGATCTCCTTGTAAGTAATATTCTCTCTAATCAACATGCGCAACGCAAGACGCTGTTTAATTACATTGTTACCGCATGCCAAAAAGCGGCGGCACGACGGCGTGTAACATGCCAGCCCACAGCCCGGCATCTTGAATTTTTTCTTGGGCCATAGGCGTTAAACCAGCCAGCGCCCCGAGCGTCCGCCCAGCAATACTTGCCGTGGCTAAACCAACGCCCGCAGAAGCTAAACCGGTAATAACAGTAGCCGGGCTAATAATAGAGGACCGCGCCTGAGTAGAAAGCCCTGTCATTAAACCGGTAGTGGCCGCAGCTACCGCTGGGCTCGTGTGCGGGATAATACCGGCTTGACTGTAGCCTTTGCTGGCGTCAGCCCAGACAGCGCGGTTAAACGCGTCTACAGGGATAGTCGGGGCGTATAACCCAGTGTTGCCTTGCATTTTATCGGCGCCAAAGAAATTCGCCTTTTTTCCGGGGACAGGCGGTTGCTCGTTTGGTAGCTTGGCGTTGTTGCTGGTTACCCAAGAGTCCAAATAACCCGTACCCGGGATTTGCCGCCGAGTTTCTCCGGCGTTTAACGCTCCGTAACCTAATCCAATTAAACCGCCGGCGATCCCTAACGGTTTTCGTAATTGCCCCGGCTCTAAAAAACGCTCTGGAAATAACTGCTCGGCTAACGTGCCGGCGCCGTAACCAATTCCGCCAAGAAGCAGGCTCGACACAATAGCGTTTGATAGCGGGGTCGGGCCGCCAAGGGCCGTATTTGCTGTGTTCCAGCCAGCGCCAATAGTTTTCGTCATGCTGGCTTGCTTAATTAAAACACTATGTGTGCCGTCCGGGGTTGTTTGCGTAAACAAAATTGGCACGCCGGCATGTAGCGTATTTGCGTACGCTTCTTTTACGCGAGTCGACAGTCGGTTTGGCGTATGTACAAATATTTCATTTTTCTCAGGTTGCCAGCTAATTGTTGCAATAGCCAGGATGCCAGTCTCGCTAGCTACCTTGTTATGCATTAACTGTAACGCGCAAGCTGTTGGCAAGAGAGCCTGCACGCGCGCAGGAACTTGCTGCCACTCCGCGAGAGTAAGTTGTGTCGGTGGAGTGTTCATGACAGAAACGTTCGCCAAAGTTGCACTACAAATAAACAAGACATAAAAACCCAAATAAAAATGCCGCACAAATACGCGATGTCGAGCCACGGTAACTTTGCAAGCTCTTTTTTTAGTTTTGTTATTGGGATACGTTGCAAGATCATCAAGGCGCGGATGTAGTTTACGAACTGCAGATTGCTTGGGCGGATTGCGGGAATTTCTGGTTCCGGCGGTGTTGGTGCCGGCGCGGGTGCCGGATCAGGCTCTACCTTTTTTGGCGTAAACCAATCTATGATTTTTGTTATGACAGGGCCAGCCATTTTATGACAACGCAGCGAGTACGTTGCCTCCGTGACGGTTAATCATCTGCGTCGCGAAGCCGGGCTGTTTAGGAGCCTCACCGCGAGCTAATGCCATATTTTGCTGATGCCGGTAAGCCGGGTCTAGTGTTTTGCGCCAGCTTTCAGTATTTGCCTGCATATGCAGCTGATTGTCGCCTCTATTTTTTACGGTCATTAAATGCTTTACGAAATTTCGCCATACCGATTCGTCTTTGCTGTAAGCGACCGGCGTAGCTTTAAGTTGCGCTAAATACGGCTCAGCTTCAGCTGCTTTTGCCCGCACCTTTACGTCAGGCGGGATAATAGTCGGGTCGGCGTGGAACTTGAATTTAGTGGGGTCATGCGTGACGCCCATGTGATGCGGCAGCGGGTCGTCGACATACCACTCGTTCGGCGCCTTAAGCATTAATTCACGTAAGATAGCATTCTTTTGATCGTATCGTTTAGCGTCAGAATGTTCTTTGGCGGCACGTAGCTGCAAGATGATTGCGGGTATTTTATTTACCGCTTCTTTTTGTTCTTTGTGCGTGTAGTAGGCGGGTTCTGTTTGCAGATGATCCTTGGCAATTTCTTTGGCGATTTGATCATTGTCGGTATGTTCTCGCTCATGTTCTGTGCCCTCTTGGAGTTTATCTGCCGGAAAATCTGAATCTGGTTTGTTGTCTGCTGCTCCGCCTAGAAGTAAATCGGCGGCTGTCTTTTTAGCGGCGTTAGCAATAATATGCCGCAAGGCCGCGAGTCGGCCGGCGGCGACACTTGGCGCCATAAAGTTTTTGTGGCCTGCCATCATTTCCGCTGCTGCGGACGGGTCATACATCTTGCGCTGGGCTGCGTCCCACTTATCAAGATTTTTTCGTTGCAACTTATTAAGAATGTCCACCGCGACGAAATGAGTGCGAGACCCCGCAAAATTGCGCTGTTTTTCTTGGCGATGTTTTTCGCTCCACGCATTGTCTACCGGAGCTACCGGCAATACACGCGGATTTGTCGCTTTTATGCCGGTCTCTTCTTCAAGCTCGCGAATCGCCGCTTGCCCGGGATCTTCACCGGGGTCTATACCGCCCCCCGGAACAGCAAAAGATTTGTCTGTATTCCAAATTCCGCCGTAAATGCGGCCTTTAGGGTCGTGCGCGTACACCTCTACGCGTTCGCGCCACGGTAACTTGTCGGCCGGCGTATCCCACGGCGCGCCTTCGTGCGCTGCAGTCTTGCGCACACTGCAACAACCAAACTTTTTACAAACACATGTCGCGGGGCAGGTGCACGCACCAGAACAACAGCAGTCGTAAGTTGTTTTATCGTCAGATGCGGCCTTCAGCTCGCCGCGGCCAGACGCAGCGTCAAATTTACTTACGGCATTATTGCCAAGAACGCGTCTACGGCGGCAAGCAATCGTGATATGAAATGCGTGGTCGCCGTGCGGGAGCGGCGTTAGCCCGTAACTTTTGCGGAGCGCGGTCAGCGCGGGGCTAACAACTTGCACAGCCCAGACGCGGCTAATACCGTCTACGTTGCTAACCGGTATTTCCTTTACAGGCCCGAGCCCGTAGTTGAACATTTGCCCGCGTTCATTAATCTTGTCCGCGCCGATAGCCGCCACCTCATCGGCCGTGAGCACCGAGATATGCGCATTTAACGCGTCTTCAGCCACCCCGGTGACGTTCATGAGGCCTGCGATCGGGAGCTCAGCGCCGGGCGCGGTTAACGCCGAAAACAGACCCCGCACGAAAGCGTTCGGCACTGACAGCAGCAGCCAGCCGCTTTTAGACAGGTACAGGCGGCCGGCAAGATGATAGTTTGTAGCAGCAGTTTTGCAATTAAGCGCTACACAGCCGTGTGCGTGTCCGCGCGCGTAGAAAACTTCCTGCAGTTCAGGAGATAGCGGCTGTAAAAAAGATATGCCATCCATACTCACTCCAGCTGCCCGACTAGGATTCGAACCTAGAACCTAAGCATTAACAGTGCTCCGCGCTACCGTTGCGCCATCGGGCAAAATTACGCAGCTGTATTGTTATGGCTGCTGTAATTAAAATCGTGTGTTTGGATGTCTTGGGATTGGCTACTAACGGCGGCGCTGGCGGCAAACAACAAACCAAGCGCACAAACAGCGGCTAAAAACCACGCTACAAGGCTAAGCCGGCAGCGCTGATCAAGCGTCATCGTTACGGAGTGTGTCATCGCGATCTCGCTCGTGGTGAATAATTACTTTAATTCCAGCGCCAGACAGGATAGAAATTAAAATGTCAGTAACAGTTGATCCGCCCATACCCGCTAATACGCATATCCCAATTAAGCCACTTACATTTTCGGCGTTTCGGTAGTTTTGATACCACAAAAGTGCGACGGCTAGGCCGAGAAACCCGGCGTTTAACATCGCGCTTATTAACGCCAGTTTAGAGAGTTTTCGGGCGAAACGCAAAAATGTCGCTAGCCCGGCAAAGGCCGCGACCCCGAATGCGCTGGCAAACACAGCTAACGAATGAAAATATTCGTCTAACACGTTGCTACCTAGTAAGTTATGTAAAATTTGTGTGTGTATTTGTTGTAAGCTCCTGTGATCCCCTCCACAGGCCCGGACCTCGTCGAAACGAGGCATGCAATGACTTTCTAAGGCGTAAACTCAACCTCGTGCGGCATTCATTGCTCCACCAACCGTGAGCGCGGCCAAAGCCTGACCACGGATTCCTGTCAGCCCGTAAAACATCCCTGTTGTACGAGCTGCTTCCCTAACCAGTCGGCCACCACGACTAACTTACAACACGTTAAGTTTAACAGAAATTTACAAAATTTTCGCGGCAATCAAACAGCCTCTGGCAACTGCGTGAAGCGGATCCGCTGCATGCCTAACTTCTTTAACGGCCAGCGGGAACCCATTTGCAGCCAGTTTTTCGGCAAATAATTTAACAAAACCTGCAGCTTTTGATGTTCCGCCCGCTACGGCAATAGGTAGCGGATCTTTAAACTTTGGTAGTGACTTGTGCCCGGTTAGCGCCGCGGCAAGTTGCTTTGTGGTGTAGTCAATCAGTCGGTCGTAATACGCCGACACAGCAGCCAAAATGTGATTTTCGTTTGGCTCGCCTACTTGAAACACGCCGTGCTCTTTTTCCGCCTGCACAACGCTATCAGGCTCGTTAACAGCCACGGCCGACATTCGATCAACCCAGTCGCCGGATTTGGTTGTCGAAAACATCACAGTAGGCTCGCCGCTAAGCATTACGCATACATTTACCATACCGGCGCCGAAGGATAAGCCAATACCGGTGTAATCGTCGTTTTCAAATTCTGAGTAGCACAGCGCCTCAGCTTCGTTAATAGCCCGCGCAAGATAGCCGGCCCCAGACAAAATAAGCTTAACGACGTCTTCGTGGTACCCAACGTCAAAATCTGTGTCTTCTTGATCCACGGGTTGCGCCGGAATACAGAACACGATCTTTTCGTCCGCCTCGTCGGCTTTGCCCACGACTTCTTGCAGAATAAAAGCTAATACGCGTTTTGCGTCTTTTTCTTTAGGGCTAACAACGCCGCGGTACATCGGGCGCTTAGCCGAGTCATTGCGCTCAACGGCTTTCTCGATTGCGTCCTGCCCGAGCAGAATAAAGGTACCGTCCTCGTCTTTTACGAATACTTTGCCGGCAAGCCCCTTTTCAATCATTTTGGTAGCGACTGGCGTGGTCGGCTTAATTGCGTAAAACGCGTCGCGAAAGTCTTTGTAGTCCACGTTGCCCTCTGCGCCGTCTTTCGCGAGGACAATGAACGATGTACCAACGTCTAAACCTTTTGCCATATTATTTGCCCTTTAACTGAGCGAGTTTAGAAACCGAGGTTTGAATATCATCCTGTGTTGTCGTAGTTTTGCCAATAGCGGTATCTTGCGTTTTAGCTAAACCGTCCGTCCGAATTGGCGCTACGTATTTGGTGTCGTCAATATTTACAGCTGCTTTTACTGCAGCTGACGTTTTAGCCGCCTTTAGAAAGCTAGCGGGCTGTTGTGTATTAGACTGCAACGCGCCAGCTATTTTATCTACGCGCCCAACAAGATAGCCAAGTACAAAACTACCCAAAATACCTAAAAATACGATAAGGTTTATCGTCATGGTTTAGACCATCCTTTGTGGCTTTTTCGCGAGCCGCGATGCACGCAGCACATGTGGGCTTGGTCTAAGTTATTTTCGCGGCAAAATTCTCTTAAATTGTGCACGGTCTGCGTATTACCAGTTGGATCCAAAAATTTAAAAGTTTTGGATTGTTGCGCTTGCGCCATGGCTGCGCCAAGTTTTTGCGGTTGCCCTCTGTGGTCATAAACAAGCGCGTGAGCGCCTAAGCACGAGGCTGCCGCCTTTTTACCGCCAAGCGCGCCCCACTGCCGTCGCTCGTCCGTTGTCGCGTATATGCGACCGCCAATATTGCGATTTATACAGACTGCAGGCCCGACGTGGCTGGCTTCCAATGCTTCTTTAATTAGCGTATTTTCCCGCACCGCAAGCCGCCGCAAACTAGTGCGGGAAACAGCCCTGTACTCCGCGTGCAGCACGACTTTTAAGGCGTCTGCCTGATATTCAGCGTCCTTTACGTCGTTGTAGTGCGCGAACGTGACTAATGAGCCAAAATACTCAACGTCCGCCGCTGGGCTCACGTCGGTTATGCGTGACCCGTAATAAAATTTGTAGTCCAACGCGGGATACAAAATAACGTAAACATAATGCCAGCGCTTTTCCATACACTGAGTCCTTTCAGTGCTGTAGGCGCGGCTAGATCAAACTAACCGCTAATATCAATTTAACCTTTTAAGCAGCGGTTTAGAAATTAATTAACGCCCAGTGTTGGTAATTTAGGCGCCCAAATAGCTGCTGGGTCTACAGCGCCGGGCGAAAACACGGGCAACGTCTCAGTAATGGATTGCCGCGATTTAATGTGGTCTAAGACTGTTTGGCTAGCGTCGCCAACAAACTCCGGCAGGTCGTCAATCCAAATGTCGATTTTTATGTCGCGCTCTTCGGCAACAGCTCGTTTTGGCTTGTGATTAGAAAAAATAGTGCCGGAGATAAGCGTTAGCGTTTGCGCGCCAATAACGTCGTCAAGTTGTGCGTGGTTCTCTGGCGTATCGTGCCGCGCAGTGAGCACCCACACACGATGCCCGCGTACAACACAGAGGTGCACGAAAAGCCGCCAAAATTCAATATCAGCTGTAAACGTGCAATCAAAATCAAGCGCAAAAACCAGCGTCCTATGCGGAGTCATTTTTTAGGCTCGTATTCCAAGTTATCCATATATCGAGAGATAATGCGCGCTACATCATCAACCTCGATCATGAACATGCACTGCGCAATCCACTGCCCGTCTTCAAGCATGACGGGCGACAGGCATAAACTCTTGTCTTTGCTGTCGCCGTCGCCTAGCGGGATAACGCGACTTTTCCAGCAGCCGCCCTGATCGCAGCAGGGCAGCATGCCGCACGTGTGTAAAAATTGCTGATCCGGCCCGTGCTCCCAGTGTGCCGGTTCGCGGCCGCCCGCAATAACAATGCTTGCACGGGACTTGCGCTTAAATCGCGGGTGCGGCGGAACGGCATACGATAAATGCATAGGAAAGCTAACGCCGCTAATAACCCCAAAACTATGATAAACAAGACGAATAAGCTGCCGCGTGTCAGTCTTTCCGACCATGTTAATTACGTTCTTGCCGGCTAGCGTTGGATGAATGTGCTCGTTTGCACCTACCTGCACAAACCACACGTCAGGGAATTTGTCCACAAGTTCTTGATACCGATAAAACGCCCAAGCTTTAGCGGTAAAATCTTGTTTGTGTCCCGCGTTGATTATCCAATACGGCACGTCTCGCCCGACGATCTCGTGTACCGCAGACAGCCAAGATTGCTCAGCGTCTGTAATGTTAATTAAACTGTGGAACCGTGTCGGTTTAATTGTCACGCCAAGGCGCTCGGCTAAGAACTCGCCGAAGGCTGTCGAAAACCTTACCGGATGCGTGTTGCTGCGGTGAATAGCAGGATAATCGCACCGCATCACTGTGACCTCTGGATCTGCGTCATCCAGCGGCGTGATAAATTTGCAGCCGTCAAATATCTCGCGCGCGGGTGTGCGCACATCAGTAATAAACTTGCCCGGATTGGATTCGTGCAAGCTTGCGATGGCGTACAGTAGCATTACTATGTCGCCGGGGCTCTGGAAATTTTTTAGAATCAGTTTTTGCGGTGTTGTCATGTTAACGCGTAAGTACTACCTGATGGCCGGCGAATAAAATACGCCACCCATTGTTCAGCAGCCACGGGACGGCTTTCGCGCCCTTGCCGCGGCACATCGCGCCTTCGTACAGCGTGTCGTCAAATACAATCAGACCACCGGGCGCTACCTTATCAGCGCAGAGTTGGGCTTCCGCGAGGCCGTGCTCTTCATGGCCGGCGACGTACGTGTCCATGCTGTCGAGATAGCACAGATCTACTGGCTCATTTATTTCTCGCAGCGCGACCAACGAGTCGGCACACTTGGTTGTGACTGCGGCGAGGTTCTTGCAAATACGGGCGGCATACGCGCTGTGCGTAAGGCTTAAATCGATGCTGAGCAGCCGGCCTTTTAGGCGTTGCGCAAATAAACCAAATAAAAACGTTGAGTACCCGGCGCCGGCCCAGTCGTTGTCAGAACGTATACAGCCCGTCTCGACCATGACCGGTGGGCGACAACGAGCGGCCAAATGGTCGAAGATCAGGCCAAAACTCAAGTGGCGGTCAACAAGCACGTTGGGCGCGTGCGCAACGCCTAATACGCCGCCATCGCACTTTTTTGTGCAAAGCTGCAGCTGTACATCATGCGCCTGATTTGCCTCAATCCAGCGCGGCGGGGCGAGCATAAGCTGCGCTGCTTGCGCCACGTACTCCGCAGTAATCGCAGACTGCGGCACAGTGTTGTACATATGCGCGCTGGCTGTATTTAATTCAACTTGATTGCGAACAATGTTTACGCAATTTTTGCGCGGAATAGCGTAATTTGCCGGATTGTGGCCGAACCACACGCCCAACGACGGCGCGTCAATCATGCCGGCCAGATGATACGGACCGCTATCTACGCCAATTATTAAATCGGCAAGGCCGATCAACCCAACAAGCGCGTCGGGGCCAGTAAGTTTACGATCGTAGTGATACAAAATGTGCCGTGAGCGCGCAGAGTGAAACCACGATGTTCTGTGATCCCAATCTAGAAAGATAACGGAGCCGGTCGTGTTTGACAGCAAGATACGCGCGATGTCGCTAGCCATATCCGGCGGCATGTTTTTTTCCGACGCCGACGTGTTGCCCTGCGCGTGAATTAACGTAATTGGGCGCTGCAGATCGGCCACAATTGGCGCCACGCGTTCGGCGTAAGATTTAAACGCTAGCAAGTCGCGATTTTCGAGATACTCGTCCCAAAGCTCAGTGGTGGCTTTGACGCGCGGAGGCATCGGCGGACTGCAAAAATTTCGCCGAATTTTATTCTCAGCCAAAAAGTCATCCGGACCTAACGCGCGGTGTCGGTTAGGCTCGTACCACGGATGCGGCCGAGCCGCCCCGTTCTCTGTAGTTAGTTGCGTCGGAACGCCGATGGCGTCGAAGACCGCGCGTTTGTTTTTTGCGCACACAACCACCAGATCAACGCCGCGGCGGCGATACAGCAGCACTTGGTGCGCAAAATTTGCGCAATCTCCTAGGCCGTGATGAAACGCTACGTAAACTGGCGCAGACATGTTTACAGCCCGTCAGGATCAAGAGCGCCCAGAGCCGTGCCCGAAAAGATCCGCACTGTGTACTGCTCGCCGTTTACCTGCACGCCATCCTTAGTAGAAATGATCGCGCTTTTAGTAATTTCCATAGCACGCGTCAGAGTAATCAGCTGCTCATCGAACGCTTTTTGCAAAAGCGCCAGTAACAAGCCTTCTGGCGCAGCTGTTTCGGGGTTGCCGAAGTTTGAGCCGCTGCCGGTTTCAGCCGGGCGATACGTCAGCTCAGCTGCGGCGCCAGTTCCGGTAATAGCCGCGTTCTGGCCAAACAACGTTGTGATATCTACGATATAGTCCATAGCCATAAAAAAGCTCCTTTAAAGGTACAGTCAATTTACAAGCACACAGAAAATAACGCAACCTATGCGGATGGGGAGGGATTCGAACCCCCGGAACAAGTTAAAGTTCATCGGTTTTCAAGACCGGTGCATTAAACCACTCTGCCACCCATCCAATTTAAACAGGCTGGACCGTTGGCAGCAGGACCGCTCGCGTCCTGCTTGTGCTCGTGTTGCGTAGGGGCGAAAGGGGCGGTCGGACACCGTTAGAACCCAGCAACCAACGTCCGGCACGGCGGCTTATCCGACGCCGTGCAATTCCAGCTGTATGTGTACAGCCGGAACCAACAAGAATCACTCGCGCGCGCCACCGATGTGAGGGAGATGTGTCGCACTACGCGCCATCCTTGCTGCTCTCCTGAAATGCTTCACTAAGTAAGAATCCGTTTAATACGATCTAAATCCTGCCGACTGTCCTCAATTTGTTTTTCCAAAAATATCTCAATCCATTTTAGGTCTGCCGCCGTAAGCCCAACTGGCTGAGGACCGCCGTCAGCTGTAGTCAGCGTAACTACCGGTACGCTATCTAACGAGGCAATTAAAGCTGTGTAATTCTCTACGACCTCTGCTTCTATCAGCAGCGCGTATGACATGATGTACTTGATGTCTTCATACACCGGAAAGGCCTTGGAGCCGAGCGATAGCGAGGCTCCAAGGCCTAATAATAGGTCTTGAAACTGCTTTACGTGCTCAAGCTCGCTCTTAGCCTGCTCAAACAAAAACTCGCTGTACTCTTGCGCGTGCAGGCCAGTAACAGCGCTAGTATGGTAAAGATAAAAACCTAAATGCTTACGTTCTTGCTCAAGCGCGTCGTTTAACTTTTGCAGTAACTCGACTGACATGGTTACCTCGGGCGTAGGGCCGTAGTTGTGCAAGGCAATCTTTACAGAGCGCCAAGTGTAACGGCACTTACACAAGTGTGCAATACTAGAGGCGGTTCAAAATCTGCGTAATTAGCGGATGGCGCACAACGTCACTGTTGGCGAACTCCATCATGCCTACCCCGTCTAATTCCTGCAGTCTTTTCTGAACTTCACTTAACGCACAATAGTCGTAATGCGCTTTATCAAATAGATCGCTTTGTTCAGGGTCACCTGTTACGATCACTTTGGTATTATCGCCAAAACGGCTGAGAAACAGCTTTAATTGCGTGTACGTCGCGTTTTGCGCTTCGTCGAAGATACAGACGGCGTCGTGGAATGTACGGCCCCGCATGTAGCACAACGGCGCCAACATAATAGATCGATTAACAAACTCTCGGGCAGCGGATTGCTTGCCCAGAAGCAAATCCATTGTGTCGTACAGCGGTTGCATGTACGGGTTTACCTTGTCGCCAAACGTGCCCGGAAGAAACCCTAGTTTCTCGCCGGCCTCGACGATAGGTCGCGTGAGCACGATCTTGTTACGCGTGCCCGCAAGAATCTCATTAATAGCGTACGCCATCGCTAGAAACGTTTTGCCGGAACCAGCTGAGCCGAGCAAAAACGTAATGTGATTTTTCTCAATTAACTTTAGCGCTTCATGCTGCGCTTTAGTGCGCGGCTTAACTTCTATTGGCGCAATAATAGCTTGCTGCGTTTTTTCCTTTTTTTCTTGTCGTGTAGTTTTTCGTTGTGCGCCGCGGCTCGATTTGTACGCTGATCGTTTGGACTTAGCCATAAAACGTCCTTGTTTTAAGTATTAGCTATTGCGCGATACATTACCGCACTTTCGGTGGCGTCGCTGGTTTTGCGGGCGCAGCGGTTACCGGCGGCGGCCGACGAGCTGCGTTAGCCATCGCCTGCTGTTTGAACTGGTGGGCCCACCAAGCATCCATGCCGGCCGCGTCTAGCGTGGCAGGGTTCCGCATATGAATGGGCTTTTCGGCAGGCGCGGCCGGGGCAGCGCTCGTTGGCGGGCTTTGAGGGCGGGGCGCTGCCTTAAACGGAGACGGCGCTGGCGCTGGCGTTACAGCTGGCGGAGCGATATCGGTGGACGGAATCACCCTAGGACGCGCAACGGTCGGCTGCAGTGGCGGCGGAGGGAGGCGGCCGTGATGCACGCCAACCATTTCTTGAAATTTGTTCGGGGGTTTATTGGGCGGTATTTTGCCTAGGTGGGTGAATTTGTTGTACAGCTGCTGATCTGTAGCTTCTGCGTTATAGGGTATTCCGTGATGTTTAAACGCCGCTTCCGCATAAGCGCGGTCAAACGGGATTGTACTATACTGCGGCTGCGCTGGTTGTTGCGGGGCAGCTCGCGGCCGCGGGCACACACCACCAGGGCACGCGGCCTGTACTGCTTTTTTCTCAGTCTTTTTATTCTTTTTCTTACCGCCAATCGGGCGGCATGAGTCGTTGCTGTAGGGCTTCTTGCCCGGCACTGGTTCGTAACCGGCCCAGCAACGGGCGGCTTTGCGCATAACCAAAATAGCAGCTAATTTTTCGTTAAACATGCTTGTCTTTATTGCGGCGAGCACCGCGTCAATTTTCTGCTGCCCTTGTTGCGTTTCGTTTACGTCTGGCGTTTTTGGATTATCTGGTAGTCTACTGCGCATAAGTTGCAATCTTTCAGCTAAGTTTGTTTGCGCTTCGGGCGCTAAATTTGTGACGAGTCCGGCGAGCTCTTCCGCGGGTCGTGCAAGCATGTTTTCCAAAGCGGGTTTATTTGCCGTAGCAAATGACCGCAACGAGTTTTGTGAGCCTGCGCCCAGATTGGCAAACATACCGGTATCAGTACCAGACAATTGATTTAAAATCTGACTGGCGTTTTCCGGTGTGTATTCAAACGGAACCTGTTCTGGTGCTTTTGTTGAAATACCGGCTGCAGATGCGGCGGCGTCAGTTGCGCCAGCAACAGTATTTTGCGCAGTCTCGCCGAACAAGCCGCTTGAAGCAGCGGCCAAGCCAGCCGCGCCAATACCGAGGGCGCCCAGTAACATACCGGCTCCGCTGCCGCCTAACACACCGAGAAGCGCTAACGGTACGCCAATGGCAAAAGCCATCTGCCCAGCAGTGCCTAAACCTTCCCACATCTGAGTAATTTGCCCAAACTCGCGGGGACTGTTGGCGCCGGACCCGCCTGTGGCGTCGTTAACAAAATTACCGAGCGCAGGCTGCATGTATTCTTTTTCAAACGCTTGCGCCTCTGGCGTCTTTTCGCCTCTTGCAAACGCGGCTGCTGCTGTTTGCGTCGGCGCGTCAAGGTTTAACGTGCTAGCGTAATCAGTAATAAGCGTCTCGCGCGCTTTCGGGTCCGTTGTAGTTTTAAGCTTTGCCTGCAGGTCAGTAGCCGCGGCAGTTTGCTGCTCTGGCGTAAGTTGCGGTTTATCAGCAACTGGCGCCGCGGTGCCAGCACCTGTAGCAGCTACACCGCCCGCACCGCCCGCGGCATAAGGCAACCGCTCTTTGTCCGCAATCGGAGCCGCGGCGGGAGGCGCAGGCGGAGGCGCTTCCGGTTTCGGATTAGCGCCAACAGCGTCAACTGCTAGCGTATTAAACTGCGCTTGCAGCTCAGGGCTAAGTTTTGCAACATCATCCATCGAACTAATGTTATTATTGGCTAAGAACGTTTCAAATTGGCTTGTCGGCTTATCCGCAACTGGAGCCACGGTACCGGCACCTGTTGCAGCTACGCCGCCTGCGCCACCAGCGGCATAAGGCAGCCGCTCTTTGTCCGCAATCGGAGATGCGGGGGGAGGTGCAGACGCCGACGGGGGCGGAACCACACGGTCAGCAGTGCCAACCGCTAGATTGCCGAGAGCGACTCCCGCAGTCGAAAACGGAAACGCTAAGCCGCTAATAATTGGATTTGTCGTTAAAGGTATGCCTGTATTTTCTTCAACTCGTTGTGCGCCTTGATACAATGCACCATTACCTACGGCAACCGGATATGCGTAACGGCCACCCAGTCCGGTTAAACGCTTCCATCGATCAAAAATAGCTTTAGCCGGATTTCCGCCCGCAGCGGCAGGGGCAGGGGCAGGCACAGGCGCCGAAGGCGCTGGCACGCCGCCCGCGGCCGGAGCGGGCGCAGGGGCTGGCGCAGGCGCTGGTTTGGGGGCTGGAGCTGGTGTCGGCGCGGGGGCTGGAGCTGGTCCGGGCTTTGGCGCCGGTGCAGGAGTTGGCGCTATCTTTGGCGCCGGTGCCTGCGCGTTTGTGGAGTTGTACAGCATCTTATTAACCGGTGTTGAGTCGCCGGTTGCCCTCGCCTGCGCCTGCGCCGCACGGAGCGCCGCGAGCTGCTTAGGCGAACTCAGAGGCGCGCCCGGTAAATTAAAAGATGGTTTAGCCGTTGTTGCGGCGGCGTCAACAACTGGGGCTACGGCCTTTGCTGCTGGCTTTGCGGCTGTTGCAGCTGCATCAACAACTGGAGTTACAGCTTTAGCCGCAGGCTTTGCTGCGCCTCTGAAAGCTGTAACTGCGTTTCCCGCAAGAGTTCCAAGCGCGCCCCAGGCATTAGCAGCTTGTTTTACAGTGTCTAGTTTATCCGCGCGGGCCAGCGCCAAATTAACTAAAGCTTTTGCGTATTCGCGGTGCAGAATCTCAGTCGCTAATTTCTTCTGCGGCATTTGGTACATCCTTGTCTGGCTGGCCAGCACGAACGACGTCCTTGTCGCTGTGGTGCGTGCTGAACTCAAACATCATCGATTCTTCAAGCCCATGAAACTTGTGCCACATTCCCGGCGGAATATGGAAGGCCATATCAGGCATCAGTATCAACTGTGCGGCGGCGTTTACGTCTTCGTCCCATCCGTAGGTTAGAAGCACTTTGCCGCGCTCTAGATACATCACCTCGTCTTTAACTTTGTGGTAGTGAAAGCTGCACTCTTTGCTTTTTTCAATAAACAGCTTTTTGCCGCAATAGCGCCCGTTCCAAATCCAATCCTCGTAGCCCCACTTCTTTTCAACGTATACGCGTTGCTCAGCGTTAACTACAAACCGTTTTTGGTTGGCGCCCACGATATGGCTCCTCAGTACAAGTATACAGAAAATGACGTACGAGGCGTATTACAGCACAAAACGGCAATTTAGAAAATAGCAAACAACGCAAAACAGCAGAAGTTTTGCTTCTGCGGTTTTCGTTGTGTCAGCGCTAGTTTAAACGCGTCAGACTTGGCCGGGCATTTTTGATTTGCCGTCAAGCGCGCCAGCGTCGCCAAGCTCTTCAACAGGGTTGCTCTTTTTTGGCTTAAACGAGTCAATAGGCCTAAAGCTTTGCGGCGCTTTTGGGTTTAAATCTGTATACGGATTTAGCTTAACTTCTGCCGATTGTGCCGGCTTTGCGGCTAAAAGCTTTGCCAGTTCTGGGCCAGCAGCGTAGCCGCCAGCGCCGCCAGCAAGCGCGCCAAGAATAGCCGGCATATAGGAACCTTCGCCGCGCTCTTCGTCTTCCTTTGAGCGCATGAGCTTCTGGATCCCCATCGCGCCAAGACCGCCAGCAGCAGCGCCGCCAGCGGCGCCCAGAACTTCCGGCGTCATATACTGCGACAGAGCCGAAAAGTCAGGAAGCATGCTTTCGCCTGCGGCAATCTTTTGCGTAAACCGGCGTAAAACTTGTACGTCTTTAGCACTCATGATAATACTCCAATTGGTCGGTAACTGGTTTAATTCTAGCTATTTGCAAAGCTAACCGCAACGCCCGCCTTCACAGCAGGTCTCTAAAATCATATGGCATTTTGGGCAGATTAATTTGCCCCTAATTTCAATAGCTTTTACGCAACACAGCGGGCACATAACAAACTCACTTTCCGGTACAGCGAAAAACCACGGAATATCGATGCCCCGGGACCGGCAAAATAGAGTGAAGCCAAATATCGCGAATTTCGCCGCGCATCTGAACTAAACTTCTTTTTGGGAGCTCCACGTCAAACGTAAGCTTTTCTCGGTCAAACCGCATAATTGCGGCAGACTCGAGGCTCAGTACCGTAATTATGGCGCCAGAGTTTTTACTGTCAACGTGCGGCTGGATAGTCTGCCCGCGCTCGTATTCGTTAATTGAAACAGAGTCAGGCTTGGTGAGCAGTAAATTATGCGCCAGTAGCCGCTCTGAGTAATTGTCCAAGTAGTCAGGAACGTACTTAGCCTGCATAAACGAATTGTACGGAATGTTCGAGCCAAAGCGTTGAACGCTCGAGCGGCCGGAAGTCTTTAATTGCTTTTTGCGCTCGGTGTTGTTGAGCGTAGCGATAAGCGCAGCTTCTTCTTCTACCGTAATAAAATCTGCGTAGAGGCTTAGCCCGATGTCTTCGCGTCCTGTGACGAGCTGCTGCATGCTATCACCTCAGTGCTTCCAGCTTTGTACTTGGGAGTGTACGGGCAGTTTTTACATTTGTGTCCGCAACACCGGCCGTACTTTAAAAGCTGTTCGGCCGTGAGCGGTTTTGTCATTTTTTAAATTTGACCACAAGATACGTTCCAAGAAATGCGCCGGCGGCTAGCGGTAAGATATAAACTGGGTTTCTTGAGTACGTCATAACGCCAAGCGCGGCCAACGTGTAAATCCCCGACGTCATCATTGCCGCAACGACCGGCTGCCGGTTGTTTACAGCAATAATATACCATGCGTAGAGTACATCAATTACAACGTACACGCAAAAAATAGTAAACGCAGTCTGCGGGTCAAAGTCTTTCATAGTACAGACTGCATAAAACTACGTTCGTACGCCGAGTACACCTCGCTGTATGCAACGCCCCACGCCGGGTCATGCGCAAGCTTATTGAACAGCTCGTCGGTGGGTGCGGCGTCGAGCATGTGGTTCCACGCTCGCGCGTGTGCCCACTCATGAACTAACACATCCATGGCGCGGGCTTCGTCCAGCGAGGTGTCAATTTGAATAAGAAATTTTTTACCGTGTTTCCAGCAGCGACCCTCAAGTTTTTTATTTAATTTTACGCGGCGAACTGATATGGGGTATGCGGCAGGTACCGCCGCCCGAAGCGCCTTAATCAGGTTTCTATAAGTCTTGAAATTGGCCATTCCTTGGCTCCTTATCCCGCAGTCTTTGCGGTTAGTCAGTGTCGCACAGTATGTACTTTGGGGGTAGAGCTATTTTACTGAAACGGCCTCCTTCTCAGTCGTCGGCGTTAGGGTCTGAGCCGATTAGGAAATCTCGGAGCTTTTCGTAAGTTGTCCGCTTATCTTCTGGCTCGTCTTTAAATTCTTTTTCAGCTATTACTTTGTGTTTCTTTGGCGAGAGATATTTTTGATACGCCAGCCCCGGAATCGGCGTGCCGACATATAACCGGGGAGCGCGATTTCCAAACGTCATGCTTGTGCCGGGAATAATTTTTTTCAGTGTAAGGCTCGGCCCGCCAAGCGATAAATTAAGCGCCATATTTTCGTTTACTGGAAAACGCTTATACCATCGAAAACCAGCCTGCTTACCAAACTCCATAAGTTCCGCGCTGCACTTGCATCGCCATTTGCGTAGTGATTTGTTAATACGCGAATCAGGATCGTTAGCGGTACTTGCGCCGGTGTTCACCCGCTTCATGCCGCACATGCGGGAACAAAACGAATTCTGCCGATCTGCTCGTTCGCCGGTCGGTTTGCTTTCTGTGACAGGCGCTTTTAAATTTCCACCGGTCGCGCGCTCGTAACTTTTCCGGCCCTTTTCATTGAGCCCGCCCTCTTCGTTCTTGCCCTCTGAGCGCTGCCAAGCCGGCGTTCCGCCGGCTTCTTTTTGATTTTTGCCCTCTGCGGTATCTGAAAAACACTCGTCGTCGATGTCTAAATCTTCGGGGTCTGGGGGCAGTGAAAGATTCATGCTGGTAAGCGCAGCTAATGCTTCATTACCCGCAGAGCGTTTGCCAAAATCAAACGCAGCTGTCTTTTTAGTGCCCATTTCGCGGAGCAACTCTCGGAAACGTTCGTTGAGCTTTTCTTTTTCGTTAGATAGTCTTTCCAAGATTTCGTCTCCTGTGCGTTCGCGGCGATGGCCCATTAACTTGCCCAACCAGCTCGGCTCTTCTGACTTTGAGATAAACCGCTGCACACGCACGTCCTTGAGCTCTTCCGGTAAATCGTCATGGCTGTCAAAGCGCAAGCCACGGCCACGCGCCTGCTGTGTCCGACTTTCATGCCAGTGCGGGTCAAGAAGCTGAATCAAGTTCGTGCCCTTTGTGGACAAGCCCTCAGCGCCAGCAGGGCCAATTAACAGCGCGCGAAGCTTGCCGGCGTTGTAATCCGAAAGTGCCTTCTGTCGCGCTTTCATTGGGACGCCGCCGTGAAACACGCCGTACGGCACATTGAATTTATCTAGCGCTGCGGCATAAGGCTCTACACCTGCGCCAATATGATTTGAGTAAATAATCGCTTTTTTGCGCGGATCAGAGTCAAGCATTTCCTGTAACTTGGAATAGGCGTTTTGAAGCTTTCCAGACTGCTGGAATGACTTAAACGCGTCGTTATCTTGACGAAATGGCCGAGTGCTCACGGAGTTCTGCCGCAAGCCAGTTAAAAAGCTATTGAGCTTTGACAACTCGTCTTTGCTAAGCGGAAATTCGCGGTCTAGTTTCCAAAGAAAACCCGGCGGAATCTTTGTACGCAGCGCTTTCTGGATCTTCTGCTGCGAACCAGACATCGGGACTTCAATCTTTTCTTCGTTGACGTTCACGCCTTCGGGAGTTTTGCTGGCTTGGTAATCAACGCGACCCTCAAGCAAGCTGCGCAACTCCGCTTCGTTTTTAATAACAGGCTTTACGCCGGGTTTTACGCCGCCAAGAAAATTAAACAAACCCGGGTGAACAGTCTTGTAACCAATAAACTTCTTCTCAAACTCTTGCGGGGAAATATTCTTTCGCGCAACAATCGAAATAAGGTTAGCAAGGTCGGTCGGCGAGTTCGTGATGGGCGAGCCGGTCAGCAGTAAGACGCGCTTGGCCTGATCAGCAGCGTCGCGAGCAGCTTGAGCCGCAGAGCCCCCGGGATTTCTAAGCCTGTGCGCTTCGTCCATAATGAGCGTCTGCGGAGCGCCCTTAAACTTCTTGCCCATGCCGAGCGCTGTATAGCTCAAGATCTCGGGGCTTGAGCCGGTCGTGAATTTCTCGACTTCTTTCTGGAAGTTCCCCCGCAAACTTGCCGGGGCCACGATACCGTAGTCGTCTTGGTATTTCTTTTTAGCGGCCTCAGCAGCAGCAAGGGCCGAGAGTGACTTTCCAGAGCCTAACCCGTGATACACAATCATCCGCGGGTTTTCGTCGTCTACGGCATCTTGAATGCGCTCTTGATGCGGCTGAAGGTTAACTTCAGGCAGCAGGTCAGCCACTTTCTCTGCCACATACTTCTGCATGGCTTTTGTTTTGTAGGTATCAAGCATTTCGTCTACTGCACCATTTTGCGGCTCGTTAGTGACCAGTTTCGCAGGGTCGATACCCCAGTTACGTAACGCCCAGCCGCGCCTTGGAGTCGGGTTTTTAGCAAATGGCTTCCCATGGCGCGCTTTAAAACTCAGCCAACGCTTAATCTGCCGGGTGTCTTCCTCGGGAATCCGCCGGCCAGACGAATACCGCTTGTACCACTGCGCCCAGCCCTTTGGGTCGTGCTCAGAGACCCATTCAGGCTTCCATTCGCCCAGACTGGCTAACCTTGGCCCTTGGCCCCTATACAGCGAGTCATACACGCCCAGAGCTTCGAGTTGTTCGGGGGTGTAATCAGGCTGGAACTTGGCCGCGGTGTCAGTGGCTTGCTTTTGCTGTAGCTGCGCCGAAAGAGCTTTGAGCATCTCTGGCGTCAGTTTGTAATGCGCAGAAGTTGGCACGTCACCGGGGGCCATGGCGGTGTCGTCTGGGTGATTAATGCCGTCTGGCGCCCCTAATCCAATAGTGCGCGTGCCTTCTGGCGCAAAGCGAAAGCGGTCTACACCACGACTATGTCCCAGCCACACATTTGCGGCTGGCGGCGAGGTCTTCGGCTCGCCTGCATCTTGAGTAACAGAGTAGCCTTGCTGTTCCATGTGTTTTTGCAGCTCGGCATAGAATTTGTCTGCAGCCGGGTTGCCCGTAATAAACTTCGGGTTGCCGCGAATGATAACCGCTGTGTGAGCTGGCGCTGGCATGTTACGTTAATTTGTTTTCTGTACTGTGATTTACAGCTTCGGGGTGTGTGCCGCCATTTTTAACAATAATTGGCCACGACCACAGTTCTCCGCCAAAACGCGACTCTAATTGCATAAAAACGTCATCTGGATCACATGTATCAACCGGCATCATCACGTAACCGCCTGCGCTATCTGCACGCGGCGGCCGGTAGCAAATGGCCAAATATGATTTTGCGTCGGGCATTGTCCGGCCCTAAAACAGTTTCTTTATTGCCTTGTAAACTGCAAATATACCAAATCCAGCCGAAATTAACCCAAGATAGCGCGGCCACGTGTAAACCCCGGTAAACCAGTGCACGCCTAAAAAAACAGCTAAACAGCCAATAAGTACCGCTAGCCATAAATTCAGCCAATACGTGCTAAATGATAAAACCAGCGCCAACGGGCCGCACAGGTGGGTGAGAATAAATAACCATACAACTAATAAGGCAAGGCTTTCCATAAGTCTATTTTTCTAGTGTGGGGAGGGTAGGACTCAGCGTTAACCGGCTTTGAATGGTGAGCTCATGCAGCTCGATTTGCGCGTTAATCCAGTCGTAGTACAGGCTCACGCGCGTATGGCCGGATTCTGTATGATACCGGCTGTCAGGTTTTTTTCCGATCTCACACATGACAAACGAGTGAATACCGGCTAATTTGTTACCAAGAAAAAGCCCGCCGCCTGAGTCTCCTGAGCAAATTAAGTACTCAAGCTCAGTTCGGTTTTGCTGGCTAGGCGTAAGAATAAGCGCAGGTCCGCGGGCAAGCTCTACTTTATTGCTTCCAGCGCGGCGTTTTTCGTCATCGGCGTTTGGGCCCGTCAAGAATGTGCCGTTTGAGCCATAGCCGGCTAAGCTGCAAATCTGGTCTTGCTCGTCAAAGTCTTTATAGAGCTCTGGATAAAACGCTAATTTCATATCATCGGCAATATAACACAGCGCTATGTCGTGCAGGCCCAAAATCTGCGGCTCTGGTGTGTAGTCTGCGTGAATAATCTGCTTTGCAACCGGCACCGTACGGCCGTCGTCAAGCATTAGCGCAGCTTCGTTAGACTCATGTAGCACGTGCGCGGCTGTGATTGCCCAATTAGGCCGTATAAGTACAGCAGACGCAAAAGCCGTTGTGCGGCCAGTTTTGCGGGGGTAGACAGCCTGCACGCGAGCGACGCAATTAAATTTTGCGCCATAAACAAGATATTTAGTGTCTGGAGTGTTGGGGTCGCGAGTGCCTGAGTAACTTGGGGTTGGTAGTAGAAACGTAATACCCAAAATTAAAGATAGCAATAGATTGACGCGTCGCATGTTCGCCTCCTTGCGGCTGAGTGCTGCGTTATAAAATGTGCATAGTATCCCCCGGCGTTAACTTACAGTTTATCGAAAAGAGGCGCGACGGCTGCTATTTGCCTTCAAGCTCTAATTGCGGCGTACCAGCTTCATTCATAAGCTGCATGCTTTTTGGTTCTGTAAACCGAAACCGCTGACTTACCCACGGGTGCTCTTCAGTAAGCACGTTGTCCCAGAAAAGCCGGCCAAGCAAGCTGCCGATAAAAGACGTATTTGTTTGGTCTTTTGAATAACCGGGCAGCTCTGCTTGCGCGCCATACCACCGAGGATTTAAAACTTTTCGGCCGGTGATCGCGTCCCAGATGTATTTCTTCTCGGCAGAAGTTGGCGTAACGTCCCACCGATCAAGCACACGGCCTTCCAGGTTTTTACCGTCTGGCTTTGTAGCAAGCTGCTGGTCGCCCACAAGAGTATTACTACCAAAAATGTCGATTGGCTGTACGTGTTGCCCTGACATGCCCGCGTTATTTAGCGCGGCTATAGCTTTCTGCGGATTACTGAGCGTAAAATTCTGGCCTTTGTAAGCAACTTCTGGTTTCCGAGGCGACGGCATAAACAAATTATTCAAGCGCTGCAAATAGTCCGGCGCTTTCTCGTTAAGCGAATAATAGTCCGGGCCTTTGCCGCCTTTATTTTTCTGCCAGTAATCTGCCCCCGCGTCACTATGCACGCCAAAAGACCGCCGAGTAAGTTCACGGCGCGATTGCACAACGTCGTCGAGTATGGCCTTGTTCCCGCCAAACGCGGGTAAAAGTGCCTTGAGCTCTTCGGGATCGTAGGCTGGCTTGTCGGCAAAAAACGCGCGCCCAAATTGCGCAAAAGATTTAGGCGTTAAATCAGCGCTGCCGTACCCAATCGGAACTTTAACGTTAGAGATATACCGACGCGCGCGGTCACCGACGACATTTGCGCCCACGCCACCGATCGCCGCGCCCGTAAGAATACGCCGCAATGCTGTCGGTAATTTTTTCTTGTCTTTAGGCGTCGGAGAAAACAGGTCATAAAGCGCGCCACCACCAGCTCCCGCAGCAGCTCCAAGCAAAATATCCTTGGCATGCACACCCGGCAGCTGCGCTTTAATGCTCTGCCAGTCTGCAGCTTTTAAAAGTTTCTTACGCTGCTGGTCTTCTTGATGCCGTTTATACAGCAGCATTAAGCCAAGTGCGCCGACGCCTGCAAGAGGCACGCCAGCAGCCAAATAACCCTTTGGGATATTGGAGTATGGCGTGTACGTGTTCGTAAACCCCGGCTCAGTGTTTGCACTTAGCGTGGGGTCTGTCTGTGCAATTTGCGCTGCGTCGTCAACGGTGAAGTCTGACATGAAAAAGCTTCCTAATGTGTGAGCCGCTTTTTCAACCTTCTTCGTCGCTACCGTCTTGTTTCTTTTTCTTCTTCTTGCTCATGAGGTGATACGCCAGCGCGGATAACCCAGCAGCGCCAAGACCAGCACCGCCAATTGTGCCCCACGGCAAGCCAGCTAAACCAGCCGCAGCACCCGGCGCGTCAGCTTTAGGGGCGTCAGCTTTAGGAGCGTCAGCTTTAGGGGCGTCAGCTTTAGGGGCCTTGTAGCCCGGTGTCATACCCGGTTTTGCAGGGCCAGTCCAAAGCTCAGGGCCGTACGCGCTGAGCGCATGAGCGCCCTCGCCTATTGCTTTGCCGGTGCTAAGCCGTGCGTCGTTTACCGCAGACACGCCCGAGCTTATTGCGTTGCTAGCACTACGCCCAGCACTACGCCCAGCATTAAGCAACGACGCCAGCAGCGTAAGTTTTTCTGGAACAAGGTCAAGTTTCTGCGGCGACACTGGCGGCATTCGCGACGGTGCTTGCCCGGGCGCATACTCAGAAGAATACGGCGACACTTTTGCAGGCATTTGATCCAGCATATTAGGTCGCATCGGCCGACTCGAGGACGGCGCAACATTACCCGTTAAATTCTCTAAATCAAATGCAACCTTCCAGCCAAACGCGTAAGCGCTTTTTTGGCCAGAGTTGTGAATGTCTTTTTCAGCGTGCTCGGTCTCTTCAGTAGCTTCTACGCCGCCATTAGCTTTTGAAATGGCCTCGTCGGCGTCCATAGCTTGCATCGGGCCAGTTTGATACACGCCGCGGTCATAATTCTTGTACATACCCGAATCACACGGAACGCACTTGCTCTTAGCTTCTTTTTTAGCTTTTTCCTTGTATTCGCTGCCGATGCTGTTAAATAACTCAGCGCTCGGCTTCTCGCCTGCAGCTTCGGCCCGCATGAGCGCGTTGTTAAAAATCTCGTGGTCAGGCAGCTTCTTTTTAGTTTCGTCTTTTGGGGCCCGTTCGTAGAAGTCCACGCGGTTTGCGACCTTGCGGCCAAACTTAGCCGCGCCAGATTTCACAGCAGCCACTTCTTCGGGCGTAATTGTGACTTTAGCCCGGCCGGCAGCAGCTTCCAATGGCGAAATTCTGATTGGCGCCGCAGGAGGCATGGCTGGCTGAGCTTTGCCCGCACCAGCAACACGCGCGGCATTTTCACCAAATGTCGGGCCCAAAACTTTCTGCAGTTCTTGAGGAGTTCCGCCGCCAGCATTAAGTCGCGCTCGCATGGCCGCGTCTGCGTTTTGCTGGGTAGCTCGCGCGACGACGGGAGCTCGATTAGTCGGAAGGGTATATCCTTGGCCAGCGGCGTTCATGCGCTTCATTTCAGCCATTTCCACAGGCGTTAATTTGGGTGGCGTCGCAGTGGCCGCCGCAGAAGGTTTAGCCGCAAGATCATTATTTGTAATTGTGACTTTAGCCCGACCAGCAGCAGCCTCGGCGGGAGAGACTGTAATTTTGGGCGCGGTCGGGGGCTTGGGCATAGCCGGAGCAGGCATTTGCCGGCCGGCTTGAGCAACATCCGCAGGCGAGATCGTGACTTTCGGCATATTTGTAGCCTTCGCTGCCGGCGTTCCTGCGCCGGTTAAACCCGTAATTGCTCTTCTTGCAAGAGTTCCAGCTGCGCCCCAGGCATTAGCAGCTTGTTTTCCAAAATTAGTAGCGTCGCTCATGCTTAACTCCTGTGCTCTTTTTATTGTGCGGCATTTAAAAAGCTGTTACCCATTTGGCCAAGACCGGATACGGTGTCGACGTTATTTATTGTAGCGAGCGTCTTTGCGCCGCGATTTACATTTGACATGTTTTGCAGGCCAGAGCCAAACCGCCCAGTTCCAAGCGCGGCGTAACCTAAACCAGCTTTGGCGGGATTTGCTAACGCCTGAGCCGCGGCCATTGCGCCATACCCGACATTGCTAGATATTTGCGATGTAGTCCTGAGCGCTGGCGAAACGCTTGAGTCGTTCTGCGCGCGCTCCATTTGATTCCATGCGTTTTGTGTTTGGTAATTTGTGTCGCCGCCCAGGCCCCCATAAACGTCTTGTGCGCCATTGAGGGCAAACTCGCCAGACGCGTCTATGCCATCGCTAATGCCGGCAGTAAAATTGTCAGACGTGTTCATGCTTTTTGGCGTGACAGCGTTCCACATGCTGTTTCCCAAGGCCGCTACAGAACCACCGAGCGCGCCAACACTTCCCGCGGCGGTCGATAGAATACCGTTGCCTACCCGACCAGAGTTTGCCGCCATATTGTTTGCTAGATTAGACCACGACGGAGTTTTGCCGGTATAACCATTGCCGCCAGAATATGTCGGGGGCGGTGATTTTGGCATAGGCGGTAAAGACATCCCCGAGCCGCTAGTCATAAGTTTATTTTGGGCCGGCGCCGAAGAATTCCCCAGCGATAGCGTCGAGAGATTGTCAGCTATGCTTTTGCCAAATTTATACGCCGCTGTTTTTTCTTGTTTGCGCTGGCGAGCTTCGGGGTTGTGCTCGAGTTCTTCGTTGATCCGGTGAATTACTGGCAACGAGAGTAATCCGCCGCCAATAATTCCAGAGATCGGAAGACCGAGCTGGGCGAGCGCTTCAGAATTTCCAGTAAGCTGGTATTTGTCAGAAACGTGATTCGCGGCGTACTGTCCCATATTTCGGCCTAAACTGGTTGTCGCGCCAGCAACACTACCTATGCCAGCTCCGCCTAATAGGTATTTCAGCAACTTCCCCTTTGGAGCGTGTGCGCCACCTATAGCAGCGCCAAAAAGCGCACCCACACCGCCGGTCGCTAACGGATCCGAAAAGTGACCCCTATACGGTTGTACACCTGCGGGGGTGTTTTCTACAGTCGGCGCAGAATTTTCAGGCATAGCACACTCCGAATATATGCTGATTTTAACTCAGCGTATGCAAAAAAACTAGCAAACTCAAAAAGTACCAAAATAACGATTTGCTTTGTTTTCTGGAATTTATAAACCAGGGACTCCTCGACCCCACCCCCCTTGTTTTTTAAAAAACACTTCATTGAGGTGTACCCCGGGGCAGGCTAGGCCTAGGCTGTATTAGGCTTTATACATGGAAGCTCTGATAGCAAAAGAAAAGCGCACAGGGCTTGGGCGTTACCCCATGCGCTTTCTTTCGTAGGCGTTACCCGTGAGTGTTACCCGTGAGTAACGCCTACTAGATCACTTGGTCGCAGCCGGAGCCACCACCTTGACCGTCGGGGCCTCGGAGGAGCCCGAGGCGAACGTGGACGTGACCGCGCCATAAGCGCGACCGTCCGCGTTCTTCGCCGCGCCGTAGCTATACTGCGCGGCGTCCGACACGGGCCGGACCGTCACGCCGTACAGGCTCTGCAGGAACGTCGGGGGCACTCCGGCTTCCGCCTTCGCCACCCGCACGGCCTTGTCGGCCTCCTCCACCGCCTGCACCTTCGCCTTCTCGGCCGCGGCGATCGAGGCCGCGTTGATCGTCGTAGCCCCGAGGCTGCCGACGATCAGGCAGATCAGGCAGGCGATGCCGATCTCCGTGGGCGTCTTGATGCTCACCGCCGAGAAGCGCGCCTGGAACGCCTTCTTGACCGACTCCGCGTCCGCCTTAAAGCGGGTCACGATGTCGATCTTCGGCGCCTTGGCCTCGGGGGCCTTGGGCGTCTCGACGACCGGGGTCTCGGCCACGACCGCCTCGACCGGGGTGGTGATCTCGACGGCGGTGTTGTTATTGGACATGATAACTCTCCTTCTAGCTTAGGGTGCTAGTCCCCAGAGAAGAACATGGCGAGGATGAATACCCTCGGAACACCATAATCTTCCTTATTTCATATGCCGGGTATTTGGCCTGTATTTAGCCCAATGCTAGCTTTCGGGCTAATAACCCGAGTATTACGCGTGCTTATACTCCTAGTATTAGCCCCAGTAATGCCAGAGAGATAGCTAGAGAGATATAACCCAGCTATATCCCTAAGCGCTAATATCAAAAAAAAGAGCAGCGCCGAAGCCTGCTCTAGTCCACTTTCGTCACTACGGCTGGATACCGCGCCAGAGAAGCCGAGTCGCGCGCTGACTAAGCTTCTCTGGTGTACATGATTTACTCTTAAGCGTTTAAGCTTAAGCGTTTCGGCTCATCTCTCGCCCAGTTGCGAAACGAGCAACTTTGCCACGGATCTAGCGCGCTGCAGATCCGTTGGGGCGAGAGAGTCAGTGCTTTTAGTATGGGCCCTGCTGCTGACACGCCCGTAAACGCCTGAACCCAGCCTCGCCCTACGCACTTGGGTGTTCGACAAGTGCGCAGGGGGCTGGGTCCGGAGACGAGCTTATGAGGAGAGCATAAGCTCCCTCATAGTATATGCCAGTATTTCAGCTTTTTTTTAGGTATCAGGAGTTTGCTGGGGGTGGGGCCAGAAACGCTAGAAAATATCTCTCTCTGAATATCTCTCTAGGTATTTTATCACGACATGCGCTTGATACCAAAGCTTGAGATCCCGCCTTCGAGTCCGTGCATATTCCCGGCGCCTCCAAGGGCGTTATTCCCAGTTAAATTCTGAGTAAAGCTTGGCTTGCCGTTTTCCATAGTTAGCGGGCCCTGTTTCCCAATAGGATCAGTCCGGGCACTTCGGCCAGCGGCTACGTTGCTGTTCAATCGCGTGTTCGCTGGAGGAGGAGAACTAGCCATACCCGGATAGCTCGCAACAGGGGTATTATTCGGGGTTTGCTGCCCATTTCCGCTCGGATGGCCCAAGGGTAGTGGGTTTTGAGCCATTTGGCGCTGCAATTTCAGGGTATTCACACCGCGGGAAAGTGCCGGGAGGTTTAATCCATCAGTTTTTTGCTGGGAAGAGAAGCGATAGGGGTCGGGAGCTGAAATTTGGGCCGTTCCACGATCTAGCCCACGCGCCGAGCCCAATATTCCACGAGCCACATTCTGCGCTTTATCCTTTGCTGCCATGTTCGCCTGGATCATCGCCTGCACGTTTTTCCCGGGTTTCATCACCGCACTAGCTTTCTGCCACGCTAAGCCTAATTCCTTCAGTATCGGCGCAATTTCTGCATTCGCAGGGTTTGCCGAAGCCGAAGAACACTTGCTCGAGATCCCAAATAATCTCTCTACAGGATCTTGGTTTTTATTACTTACTGACAAAGACTTATCGTTGTCTTTATTCCCAAGGACAGCACCCGCAGACATTACTTGCTCTTCGCCGGCTGAAACTGGCTGGCTACTATGCGGAACAGCCACGTAATTCAAAATAGAGTTGGAAACCTTGGTGTTTACTGGGGAATTACGCTGTTTTACTCGAGCTACAAAGATATCATTAGGGAATTTACCCATATACCTAGAAGCTTTGATTATTCCCAAGATACCCTGCTTGATTCCTTGCTCTTTGCTTACAGAGTCGTCAGAATGCTGGTTTTTGTTATTATGCGCATACATTGGCAAGCCCTTATTCGATTCGGGGTATTCCTGCGCCCACCGCTTGGCAAGTTCAGGGTGTTTAGAGAATAAATATCTACGTTGCTTTTCTGAACGAAAAGGCATAATTGGTATATTCCTACAAAGATATTTTATGTGTTATTCGGCCGGGCGTCGTATTCAGCCTGCGGGTTATAGATCTCCATTTCGCCGTCTGGAGAAAGCCGTAGCTGCTCAGTTTGCTCGGGGCGGCCTTGGATCTTGAGCTGGGCCGGGCGAGCAATAGCGTGCCTATACGTCCCACCTGAGCGCCCTGGGGCAGCCATGGCAGGCGTCATCGGGGGAATGAGCTTGGTAGTGCCACCGTAAGACTGCTGCTTGGGCTGCCATGTCTTCTCATAAGCTGTCGGGGCTGGTGGCTGCGCGCTAGTTACAGCGAGCTTTATACTTCGGCCAAATTCATATGGTGTCATAAGAGAATTACCATAAGGTAATAAAAAGCTTCCCAAGCTGAATGCAAAGCTATTTTCGCAGAAGGCCAGGGCGCGCACAAGCATAAGCCCGGGCTGATAGCAAAAAGAAAGCGCAGAGCTAGGCTTTCGCCCAGGTGCGCTTTTCTTCTCAGGCGGGCGGGGAACTGCACGAGAACAGACCACCGCTGAAGTTCCCAGCTGGGGTAGCTTCCCCAGCCACCGTGTCCATCAACAGTTCGCCCTCGGGGCCTACACCGTCCTGGGTGGCCCAGTACGAGCGGACGGTGACGGTGGTCTTGTTGCCGAAGGCCATTTCGGCGGCGAGCTCGCGGCGGTCCCGCGGGCCGTACCCGGCAGACCTAATCCTTTCCGCGCCAGGGATGACGGCAGCGTCCGAGAGCTCTCGGATCAGGCCGATGGCCTGCACATGCGAGAGCCCCGAGGCGACCGCGACCGGCTCGAACCAATATGCAGTTTCCTGCACATTGCCCCGGCTCTTGTCGGCGTCGAGGGGCGGGTGGTACTCAAAACGTGTAGAGCTAGTCCAGATCGTGTACATGCTTTTCTCCTTTTAACTGCCGCCAATTTTGGGACGGCGGTATGTCCCTTATTTAATATGCCTACGATATCGTAGATATTTAGCTGTCAGCGCAACTATCTGGAATTACCAGTAAGTTGGAATAGCAAAAAGAAAGCGCAGAGCTAGGCTTTCGCCCAGGTGCGCTTTTCTTCAGCCCAGCTTGCGCTGCTGGGCGCGCAGTTCGTGCTGCCGGCAGATTTCCTTTTCCTTGTCCTTGATGCAGGACCAGAGAAATATAGCCTCCCCTTGACTGCGATCCAGATCCGTTTCCAGATCGTGGACCAAGAAACTTAGCCTGATTCTATCGGCCACGAGGGCTACCGTGATCACCGCCAGAATAATAGTAAACATAACGCGCTCCTTCGGTATGTGTAGCCGCGGGTTAAAGCTAACCACACGCTGGCAAACTACGGATACCGCGCCCGTAGCTCATTTAATATGCCAAAGATATCGTAGTTATTTAGTTTTGATATCAACCTGCAAAGATCTTTTTTAGCTGTCAGCGCAACTATCTGGAATTACCAGTAAGTTGGAATAGCTAAAAAAACACGCGGAGTTGCTAGCTCCACGTGCTTTTTTTATCTCTCCCGTTAGCGCGGAACACAGGCGCCGCAAGCAAGGTAAATACAAAGATTTCTTCGTTCATTAGGACGTTGCAGTCGTAAAACATACCTAACACAGCCGTACAAAGCAGCTTTTCTATGGCTACGCGCAAAGGCGGGCCAATGCCAGTAACCATCAAGCGCCGTCTGAACAACTGCAGTAATTCACAGCCGTCCGGCGTCGAGGCTAAGTGCTGCTCAGTATTTGTCAGCGAGCCGATTAGTCTTATCAGTACAGTATCAGCGATAACTCGGGCCCTGATGTTTTCAGCGCCCTTGCCCATCAACTCTACTGTCAAGCCACTCAGGCTCACGGCAATAGCAGCCTCAGCAGTTCCTTGGGTAATTAAATCGGCCATTAAATTGTCCTTTAATATTTAGTTACAAAGATCATTCCAGCACAATATTTCTGTCGCTCAACTCGTCAAATAACTTGTTGCGCACGGCGTCA